GCTGGACTCGTGGGTGGTCAGTACTTAAGCGTCTACTGGATAACGGACGTGGTGACTACGCTTCGCTAGTTGCTCCCAAGCTTGCGCAGAACATGCCTCCCAAGGCTAAGCTTCCTGCTGCTGCAGCTAGCTTCGTTCCTCTGCTTCAGGACGCTGGGCTTCTTAGCAACTGATACATAACTAGGTCACACCGGCTTACGTCGGTGTGCCTTATGGTACGTGTCAGTACCACACAACAACGGAGATAACATGACTTTAGAAAACATTCTTAAGGATGTGCCCAAGAAGGATTGGGTGTATCACTTGGGGCATGATGGTCCAAGGGAAGCTTTCAATGGCCATCCCGGTCGCTTTCCTTGCGCGCCTACTTCGACGTGCTTCAAGCCTGTCACAGTTAAGGTTAACTGCCAACGCGCTAGGCATACGATTACTGTTTATCCTAGTGGTAAGATCGAGCTGCATGATCACAGTCGTAAGACTCGCAAGCAGGACGAATCGTTTGTGTTCTTTGGCGGTAGATGTAGATGCTCTGAGATAAGAGACTCTTGGCATGAGCTTATGCGTAACCCTGACTCTAGTTCTTATAAGGCCTTACCTACTAAGCTTGTGCAGTTTGCCCGTGCCCGTAGGGATTTGGTCAAGCGTCGGCGTACCTACCAGCGTAGATGTAGCCAGATCTCTATGCGCATAGCTACTCAGGGTTGTGAGCCTTTGCAAAACAGGCTTACTATTTTCTCGTCTAAGCATTACTCGGCAGCGCTTACTCGTTGTACTACTAAGGAGTTGCGTCAGAGTTACATGGTTAGAAGCCCTGCTTGGCGTAAGAAGATGCATGCCTATCGTACTGCTCGCTGGCGTAAGTCTTCGCGGAAGCTTGGCTTAGACGAAGCTTGGCTAAAGCTACCTGATGACTGGTTCGGTAGTAATGTTTGGCGTAGCGAGCATGGTGCAGTTCACGCTGTGCCTAAGGCTGTCCCCTGCTTTGTGGAGTACGCCCACTACGTTGAAGATTCGGACGAAGTACCAGTAGTACTGCACTGTTTCGGTTGGGACGCTTTGAGCACTAAGCGCCAGGACTTTAGTCCTTGGAGCATGGAGCCACGCAGCCTTACCGGATGGGCCTACAGGGGCGAGCTTGGCCGTTGGTTAGTTAAGATTAACCCCTATGAACTGGACGCTATTGAGAAGTTAGGCCTTAGCGCTTTCGCATCTGAGCAACACCTGCTCTGGTACATGCGCCGCTTAGGTCGATCTAAGTGATAACCTCGAACGCATGCCTTAACGGGCATGCGTTACTGGATGTTACTTATGGCATCATTGACAACGGAGATAACAATGTCTAAACAACTAGTAGCAGCAAGGCTGGCATCGTTCCATCGATTCCCGTACTTCTCTACTGTTATTAGCAGCATGGCTCTTACCGAGTCTACTGCTTGCCCTACTATGGGTATCGATGAGCGCTGTCGGTTGTACTACAACCCAAAGTTCATTGCTCCCCTTAGCCTGGACAATCTAGTAGGCCTACTCGTACACGAGTCATTGCACATCTACCTTAGGCATGCCCAACGGTGTAAGGCTATCGGTGCTGATCATAAGCTGTGGAACATTGCCGCAGACTTAGAGATCAATGACGATCCTGACCTAGTAGGCATACTGCCCGATGGTGGTGTGCATCCAGATACATTCGGTTTCCCTACTGGCCTAACGGCTGAGCAGTACTACCGAATGCTGTTGGATAACGCTAAGGAACAGCCCCCGCCACAGCCCGGTAGCGATTCTGATGATAGTGGCGACGGCGATAGCAGTAGTAGCGATAGCGCTGATGATGGTAGTTCTGGTGACGGTAATAACGACACCGAATCTAACCAACCGCAAGTAGGCTCCGGCCGCTGTGGTTCTGGTGCTACGGGTGAGCCCGAAGGGTACGAGGCTCCTGCTGACTCTGAAGATAACCCAGGTTTAGATCCCACAGAGACTGAGCTTATTCGTAATAAGCAAGCGCAGGAAATCCTGTCTAGTCCTAACCAGGGTTCTATTCCGGGTAACATTCGTAGGTATAGCGCTGAGCTTACTGCCCCACCTCGTGTGTCGGTAGATGAGCTGTTTAAGCAAGCGGTGCGTAAGGCTTGGGCTTCTGCCCGTGGCTGTACTGACTTTACTTATCGGCGTAGATCTAGGCGTGACTTGGGTAACGGTATCATCATGCCTGGCATGCATGAGCCTTTGCCCAATGTGTCTATTATTATAGATACGTCCGGTAGCATGGGTACTGCTGACATCGATACGGGTACGCACTTGATTAAGCGTATCCTTCAGAAGTCCTTTCAGTTGGAGCCTACCGTTCTAGTCTGCGATGCTTCAGTGCACGGTATCCAAAAGATTACCGACACTAAGCAGATCAAGCTTAGGGGCGGCGGTGGTACTGATATGCGTGTGGGTATTGATGCAGCTATGAAAGCTAAGCCAAGCCCAGATGTCCTTATCGTTATTACCGATGGCTACACCCCATGGCCCAAGCGTCCTATTCGTGGCGTTAAGCCTGTGGTCTACCTCGTTGGCAGCTATACGACTAGGCGCGGTATACCTGATTGGATGCAGGTTATCGAAGCCGCTTAAGCGTCCTTTAGGCTTACCACCTTAACGGGTGGTAGGTCTATGGATGCGCTTATGCATCACTAGACAACAACGGAGATAACAATGTCTAAAACTGAAATCCCTATTAGTGGTAACCTTGTCGGCTGGACTCTTAGCAACAACACTGACCGGACTAAGATTGAGGAGGCTTGGATTGCTGCTGGCTACGGTAGGTTCGTACCTACAGCTAACAGTGAGAAGAGCGCTTTGCATGCTGCCCTTAAGCGTGTGTGGGGTGGTCCTCGCTGTCTGGTTAGGCCAGTTAGTGGTTCCACCTATGCGGTAGTGGCAGAGAAAGCCGGCGATGACTCGCTAGAGCATGATGTGTCCTTTATCGCTAAGGTACCTGACTCCGATAGCGTTATGATCCGCTTCTATGATGAGCACAAGATCAGGGTGATCCCACCTAGAGCAGCGGAAGTACAAGCCGCCTTTATGGCAGAGCTTGATAAGCTGCCGTCTCCTAGGATGGCGCGTTCTCTTGTCAGTGTACTGGATAGCATGCACGCTATCCCGTTTAAGGCTGGCAGAGGTAATGGTGGTGTCTACTACCTACCTCAGGAGCATTACGCTAAGTGGACTGAGCTTATGGACGCAGTGATTGCTGCTGACCCTGGTGGTACTAACTCTCACCATGAGATGGCTATCGCCATGAACGCTAAGACCTGCTCCACAGTGCTTGAGTCCGTTACGGCCACACTGCTTAAGGAGACTGAGGATATGTCTACTGATATTGCCGGTGACGGTAGTAATGGTGAGCTAGGTAAGCGTGCGCTTAAGTCTAAGCAGTCACGAGCTGATCACCTTCGTCAGCGTGTTAAGCGTTATGAAAGCTTGCTTAACACAAACCTCAGTGCCCTTAGTGCTCGCATTGAAGATGTGGACAGTGCCGCTGCCATGGCTACGCTGTCGCTGTTAGCTGCAGCCAAGTAGAGATAAACACCCCTAACCCCCGTTAGCTTAGCTGGCGGGGGTTTTCTTTTGCCTTAAAATATTCAGAGCCTAAATGCCTAAGCTTAGCGCGTTAAATATGTTTCGCCGTAGGATAACGATATGCGTTTAACATATATTAAGGTTAAGGAATTTCGACTAAGGTTGTAGAAAAATAGATTTCTGGGACGCGTTCGATCAGCGGTTACGCCGATTTGCGCATTATATGGCAATAATGTACTAATAACCTTATTCACCCTACGATTAGTCATTAGCCACCTGATGATAGTGACGGTTAAACCTATGTTTTCGTCGATGCAACATCATATGGGTTTTCTTGGCCGGTGTATCCTCTGAATAAAAAAAGAATAACCACGGGGGGGTGGTTGGTGGTAGGCGGGGCTGTGCAGTATATGGACCCACTGACTAGCAAGGTCGTTTGACGGGAATCAAACCTGCTCTTGTGTCGGTTGAACCTGCATTATCGTTAAATAGTTTAATACCCTGAAATGGCTGACGAGGTTGCTAGTACACCTATGACAAGTCGTGACAGGACAAATCAGTGGCAATTGATACAATTAGCCATGGACAAAAATCAGCTAAACTCCCTGCTTCTTGTACTCTCAGACACTCTCGGCTGCTCAAAGTCGGAGGCATTGAAGTTCTCCCTTGAGTTCACGTTAAGTAAACTTGAAGCTGGTGCAGCCGAGGGGCTCACGTCTGTTCCTATCCTTGACGCAGCCAGCAAGCTGGTGCTCGCCCAAGGGGGGTTCACAATGGACGAGCTACTCGACTACCTGTCTGAACGTATGCCCATCTTCGCACCGCATAAGACAAAAATATTCGCAGCCCGAGTGCTGAACGCATCGGGCTACGAAAGGAAGCAGTGCCGCAGGGGCAAAGAGAGGCCCCTACTATGGCAACGCTAGTATCAACTGTCGGCGTAAGTGATTCCGTTGGAACTACCTGCTTTGGCAAAGCCGGTGACTGCCCACTGGGTGCTGCTGATGCAGGTTACTTCTACGAAGTCCCCAGCAACGGTGTCAGATCCAAACTTGATGATGTCGTTGCTATTGTTATCGGAAGCGGCACCATCATCGGAGTCGCTGGCTGCATGGCCACCTACGAAGAAGACGCTGCCATCTGTAGTGGCAGTCTTCACTTGGCAAATGGCAGTAGAGTAGGCACCAGTCTGGACGATCTTGAACGTCAGCCCAACTGCTGGCGCGGGGAGAGTAACGATGGCAGCGTTGGGAGCCATCAGTACAGTCTTACCACTGTCGGCAGCAGTCAACGTTGTCGTAGCACTCGTAGCCGCAGCCACGGTGGTGGCATTAGCGTGCGAACGCTGGGCCACACTGGCAGGAGCCAGAAGCACAGCACCAGTGGAAGCATGGTCAGACAAGACTGTACCGACAATGACGGGCGCAGTACCAGCGGTAGCACTCCAGCTACCAGCAGTGTCGGAAAGATACACAGGGCCGCCCGCTCCCTCAGAGGCAGAAGAGTCAACGGAAGTGATCAGCTTGTGGCTAACTACCCGTACAGATGCTCCGGTTGCAGCAGCGTGGTCAGCTACGCCCATGACTCCTACATCATAGAGATCGACGTTGGCATCTGCCTTGCGGAACTTGACTCGGTTCCCGTCATAGCCCGAGGCGATGACGATATCGTTTGCGGAAACTGCGCCGTCTGCGATTGCATTAAAAGATCCGTGGTAGCCTGTTCCATGCTGTGGTTCCAGGTACTTTGCTTTGATATGTGGCATCGTGAACTCCTTCACTCTTATGGGATTATGCCCGCCCGGTCTGAGCCGGGTATGCCGGGGCAGCCCTATTCTATTCCCCTAACCCTACCCCAGTCAACAACGGAGGCAGCATGAATTTACCTTGGCAACTTAGCTTCTTTAAGGATGGCGTACTCAGCGTTAATCCCAAAGACACACTCATTCGGGATGTAACTAAAGTCGAGAGGCTATTTTGTAATCCACCCACACGACCAGACAACTTCCCTAAGAAGAAACTACCATGCTGGTCACCCACAGTTTACCCTGCTGGGGCATTGCGGGGTAACAAAGCGGTCACAGGAATCACAGCATTAGTCTACGATTATGATAGTGCGGTGCTTACCGCAGAAGATATGCTGGAGCACTTGGGTGAGACTGGTCTGGAGTTCATCTTCCATACCACCTGGAGCCACTGCCCAGAGAAGGCGCGGTATCGTATTGTTATCTTCCCCGAGCGTACCCTCACTCCTGATGAGTACCCAGATGCATGGGAGAATGGCCTCGCTATTATTGGCGTGCCCGCAGGTGTGGACAGGCAGTCGAGAAATATCTCCCGCCACTATATCTTACCGTGTGAGCGCCCCGGCACTGAGTACATTGGAGAATATTCAACGGGACGGGAAGTGACCGTAAGCGAATTAACAAAAAAGGTGAGCACAGCTAACAAACCCCTGAGCAACACCGGGCTGACCCTGGAAACCAAACTCCAGTTGCTCGACCACACATGGATTACCATGGGTGAGTTGGTTGCCCGAGGTGAGGGTAAGCATAAATGTACCTGCCCTTTTGAAGAGGGCGCCTCGATGGGCAGCGCTTTCTTGCGGGTACTAAAGGACGGGCGTGCATTCATTCAGTGCACTAGTGATAGTCACAGCCATGAGGGTTCCCAGTTCTGGTTGGCCAAGAAGAAGAAGAGCAAAGGGTTCGCCGCACGCAGTGTTGCAGACCGCGAGCAGAAGCTGGGTGAAGTCCCAGAGAAGCTGCTTAAGTATGCGGAAAACAATCTGGCATACAATGCACTGCAAGGTATCTTCTATAGATATTCGGATGGCTCTTGGTGCATTGACATGCCAATGCGTAAAGAGTCCTTGGCCGATCACTTACTTGGGTTGATGCCCAAGGGGTGTGACCGCTCGCATGTCATCGCGCTGATTGATCACATTCTATCCCGGCAGGTCTACGGGTTTGATTGCGCTGCTACTCGCAATCGAATCATCTTGGACCGGGGTGCGAAGAAACTTAACCTTTATGCGTGGCCGGAAATGGAGTCCGAAGCAGGCAAGTGGGGCAGGATCAGTGACATGCTTGATGTACTCTGCGACCACGATGCCCAGGCTCGTGAGTGGTTACTTAACTGGAGCGCTGCTCTGGTCCAGTACCCCGAGCGTAGGAGCATGACTGCTGTGTTGGTTCTGTCGCCCCAACAGGGCGTTGGTAAATCTATGTACGGACGTATTCTCAGCGAGATGATCGGCCGACGCAACTGTGTTGTTGTCAGTAACCGTGCGCTGCGGGACTCGTTCAACTCTCACTATGTCACCAGTCTCTTGGTCCTGGCCGATGAGGTCGGTATGGAGCGTAATGCGTCTGACGTTATTGCCGAACTTAAAGCGGCTGTAACTGATGACATGGTTCACTGCTCTACTCCGTATGCTGCACGAACCACGGTTACTAACCGCATGTCTTGGTGGCTGACGAGTAATAGACGACGACCGTTCCTCGTGGAACAGGGCGACCGAAGATTTACTGTACTCTCTCCCGCGCTGGCAGATGAGCAGTACCGGCAGGCGCTGCGAGATTGTTTCGACAGTGAATCCTCTTCATATTCTGATTCTTTCTACGCAGAGATCTGCGCATACCGCCATGCGTTGGAAAATACTGTGGTCAACTGGAACCTGATTGCCAGCCCCTACAACTCTACTGCTAAGAAGGAACTGCAAGCGGCTTCCCGTAGTTCCATTGAAGCTTTCACTGTGGAGCTGCTGGAGTCTGGGCCTGCTGTTGTGCTCACTGATTACCCGCCTTCACCTACCTACATCCGTGTGTCCGATAGTATGCTGTCCCGTGCTGTACCGTGTGAAACTATATACGGTGCCTATCGAGAATGGTGTACGCGTAATGGTAGGTCGGACTTCCGTAGTGAGACACTACTGCGACTGCAAGTGCGAGACATGGGTAACGCTAAGATTAAGAAGGCACGCATCGGCGGTCGGAAGATTGATGTTTATGTTGGACTACCAGTGCCCAAGGGTGAGAATGTCGTAGACCTTCCGTCTACTGTGGAGGGCTGATGGATTTCATTGACGTTAGCCTTACCATGTTCTCGGTGCCCGACTGGGCACACGAGGTGCCTGGGGTGTGGCCCTTCAAGAAAGGAAACGGCGCACGTGTGCCGATGAATGTCACCGGCCTGCTCGATCGTTCTCTTCCCTATGAAGATGGCGCAGACATGTTGGCGGAAATATTGGATGGGCCCATGTACCACGAGTGGCTCGGCGAATATCTGATGCCACACCAGAAGAATATTTTAACCCGTGCCTTGCCGCGTAAGGGTTTTAATGCTTGGGCACCACCTGGGTCTGGTAAGACCTTATGCGGCTGTGTGTGGCTGGGCGCTGCGGGCCGAGGCCCAAAGGTGGTGATCACTAAGGCTGCGGCACGCGGCACATGGAAGGAGGAGATACGCAAGTACACTAACTATGTGCCTGTAGTTCTGAGTGGTCAGAAGTCACGCACCATCCCAGGGGAACCAAACTGCGTCTACATCATCGGCTGGGAGACTCTGATCTGGTGGAAGGATGCCCTGGTTGAGCTTGGTATTCACTCCCTTGTTATGGATGAGATCCACTGGGCTAAGAACCCCAAGCGTGTGCGCGGTGTAGTCCAGAAAGACGGAACAACTGAGTGGGTTCCGCTGAAGAATGCATCGGCCGCAGCAGTGGAGGTTGCAAGGTCAGCTACCCGCAGGTTTGGTTTAACTGCGACACCCATACCCAACCGCCCAAAGGATCTATGGGCGCAGTTGGATTTAGTTGAGCCCTGGCAGTGGGGTACGTTCCACCAGTTTGGGGTACGCTATTGCGATGGGTTCAAGGATACTTATGGCTGGAAGTACGATGGGTTGAGTGGCCAGATAGAGTTGGGTGCAAGGCTTAAATGGTCTAAGCACAAGACTTCGCAGCGTGCCATTTCATCCACCCTACCTGCAAAGCGTAGGCAGATTGTGTATCTAGACAAGGATGAGCAGAACGCTCCGTCTGGGTTTAAGAACGACATCCGTAGGGCAGGGAAGACTGGTGATAGGGAAGCTATGTTTGAGGTACTGCTCCAAGAAGCTGCCTCAAGGAAGAGGAAGTATGTAGTTAGCAGGGCAGTGGAAGCTGCTGCTTCAGGGCAGAAGGTCACCATCTTCACTGGACGAAGGAAGGATTGCGACAAGATCGGTGCGGCTGTTGCCAAGGCAACGAGTGTTCCGGTTTGGTGTGCCCATGGCGGCACATCTGCTGACCAGCGTGACGCCATACGTAAAGAGTATATGGAATCCAAGTCTGGGATACTCGTGGGTACCGGAGCTGCGTGGGGAGAAAGCGTCAACTTGCAGGACACCGACCTCGCGTTGTTCGTTATGCTCCCCTGGACCCCTCGTGAAGTTAGGCAGTGGGAAGGTAGATTCTCTAGGCTGGGACAGGCCAGACCAGTGTTGATTTCTTACGTCATAGCTAAGAACACAGTGGACGAGCATGTGTCTGACTTGTTGATAGATAAACTACCAGCAGTAGGTAGCGTGGCAGAGGACGAGATACTAATGGAAGTGGAGGAAGCTTTCACTGAAACGCAGGAAGATTTACTTTCCAGAATAGCGGAAGTGTGACATTTGGTGACACCCCTCAACTCACCAGCAGGGTATACTCAAGTATGGAAACAGCGCAATGCGATGTGTGCTCATCAACCTTTGCGGTTAATGAGATCTATAAAGATTCAGCAGGCAAGATGGCCTGTAGTGGTTGTAATGATTATCCACCGGTAGATCATGAGCCTTTACTATTAAACGCCGGCCCGTCTGAGCGTGGCTGGCATCGCATGGAGCTAGCAGCACGTTGCTTGCGGCTCTATGCTTGGAACGAAGACGGTAAGACTCCGTTCCCAGTTTCGGAACCACTAGTAAAGGGCAGTCTACTTCACATAGGCTTGGCTCATTACTACATGCGCAAGAAGATGGAGCAGGACAACGATAACCCTAACAGGTATCTAGAGCCCGAAGCTGCTGTGGTAGCTTTGTCTAACCACGAGCAGTCCTTGACCGATGACCGCAACGCTAAGTCGCTGTGGAAAGCTAGCGTGGCTGTCGTGCTGGATGCAATGGAAGCTTACATCAACTTCCACAAGCATTGTTCTTGGCGGGTATTGGAAGTAGAGAAAGAAGTACGTGGAAAGCTAAAGCGCCCAGGTGGTGAACCGTTCTTATTTACGCAGCGCGTGGACCTCATCGTAGAAGATGTTCACAAGCGTGTGTGGTTTGTTGACCACAAGTCCTGCTACCGCATCAACTCCAAGACCATTCGCCAGCACATATTGTCTGGCCAGTTCCTTGGTTACCAGATGTTCGGTAGAGGCAAGTACGGTAAGAGGTTTGCCGGCGTTATAGTTAATCGTGTAAAACTATCTACCCCCTATGGATTTGACCGCTCGGTGCTTGAGCCCGCACCTGATGCAGTGAAACGTTTCGCTAAGAACTTGGGGGAAGTGGAAGAGATGACAGAAAAGTATGCGGGAAGGCCGCCACAAGAATGGCCTGCTGCCTACAGCGATCAAGTTTGTTTCGGCAAGTACGGCAAGTGCGGTGCTTTTGAACTATGCCAATGGGGTAAAGAAAATGAGTAAAAACTACGTTGCACCTGAAGAGTTCATCAAGATTTGGTGTACGTCTAAGAGCCTGGAAGAAGTCGCACAGCGAACTGGGCAGTGCCCTAAAACTTTGTCGGTGCGAGCTTCTCAGTACCGGCGAAAGGGAGTGGATCTACAGAAGTTCACACGAGGTGGCGGGCAGGCCCGCAACGATTGGAACCGTCTGGCTGCACTTGCCGAAGAGATGAAGGTAGCGAAGTGAAAGCACAACGTCTTAGTTCCGCTGGCATCTTTGCCGTTTTCTATGGTCCGTCGAAGACAGGTAAGTCTACGGCAACCGGTGCGGCAGGTGCGTGCGGTTTATTCATCGCCCAGCCTGGCGGCTTGTTGCCTCTGAAGAACTTCTTGGGGTTGGATAACATTGAGTTCATGTGCCCGAAGGATGTGGAGGGAGCAGCAGAGCTGGTCGCCTCTTCCGCTGGCAAGCACCCCACGATCGTGGTTGATGACTTTTCGTTACTTGTAGAACAGACGGTGCAGAAGTTAGAAACTAAGCATAGTTTTGGCGACATGTGGCGAGCACTTAGGCATCAGGTTTTGACGATGAGAGAAGCAGCAAGAGCAGCGACAGCATCGGGTACTCACGTTATCTTTAACTGTCACGAAGTTCCCCCAAAGACTTCCTCTGGTAAGTATGTGCGTGGGGGTCCGAAGCTCCCAGGTCAGTTGCCTGAGCAGTTCGCAGCGTTTGCTGACATCGTAGCCCGTGTTGCTTTTGAAGAAACAGCAGCACCCTGGAAGTACGTCATCCGTACCGGGCCGTCACATGAGTATGTTTCTGGAGACAGGCTAGACGTGCTCCCTGACCCATCTCCCATGAACCTCGCTGAAGGTTTACGCGCAGCAGGTTACGAGATTCCAAGACCGAAGGTTGTCAGTTGGCACGAGAGTTGTGTCGAACAGTTAAGTAATAAGATTTTAGATTCAGGCATAGAAGGCTGGAGAGATATTTTGAAACCTGCTTCAACTAAGTTGTTGGAGAAACATTCACCCTCACATGTGCGCTGGGCATTGCAGGATGCCCTGCACCGTGCAGTCATCCAGAACTCCCATAAGGAGAAGGTGACGCGCATGTTTGAGGAAGCAGACAATGATGCTTGGTAGTTTTACAGACTGACTTTTTCTCTGTTGTGTCAGTTTGTCCCGCAGGAAGGCACGGGGTCATAGGTGCCTTACCCTAACCAACCCACAACCCAACTCCGAAGGAGATTTATCGTGGAAAACTTGAACCTGACTATTGATTTCACTGGTGTTACACCTGCTACTGGAGGCATTGACGTTCTGCCTGCCGGTACGCATAGCGGGAAGATTCTGGAGTTCGCCCACTTCGATGATAGTAATCGTCTCTACGCTTACCTGTTGACCAACGGTATGCGTCACCGCGAATCGTTTAATCTCAGCAGCCCCGCTGGTGTTTCATTCCTCATGGCATTTATGCAGTCGGCTGGAGCCCCAGGTTCCATGTTCGGTGGCAAGAAGAAGGTGCCTTTCCATAAGTTCGCGGGACGTGAAGTTTACTTCAACTACACGCCGCCCACCGTGGACGAGAATGGACGCCCCGTCAGCGGCTCGTACCCGAAGTACACGTTCTACACCAAGGACAGGTACGACATGATCAACAACGTGTCCAACGCTGTGGAAGAGGACAAGCCCGAAGCAGCGGAAGGTAGCAGCTCAGAGGACTATGATTTTCTGCTCGATGATTGAGTAGGGAGGGAGTAGGGAACCGCTGGCAGACCGGTTTATAGTCTGCCCCTTTTTTACCATAGGGGAAGCCATGAAAGCGTTGTGCCATCCGTGCCCACTGGGCAACTACTGGAAGGGTAAAGGCGAGTTCGCACCAGTTGTCGGAGAAGGGCCAACCTCCCCAAAGATAGTAATCCTCGGCGGGACTCCCGGTGCCCATGAGATGGTAGAGGGTCGACCGTTCGTCGGCCCTTCCGGCAGAGAGCTACAGGATGCCTTGGACCGGTTGGAGATCGGACGCTCTGACCTGCTGATTACAAACGTGGTGGCATGCCGGCCACCAGATGGCAAGCTTAGTAACTATATGCTTAAGCTTTCTCGGCGCAACAAGAAGCTGGTTAGGGATAAGAAGCTAGCTGAACCGTCGCCGCATGAATGCTGTCGGCCCAGGTTGTTGGACGAGCTTAGCTCTGCGGAGAAGATTATCTGCTTGGGCAGCACAGCAGCCGCAGCCATCCGAGGTGGAAACCCATCAATCATGGGCATACGAGGTGCGTGCGAGGAGCTGGAGTTCCAAGGCCGTAAGGTTAAGGTTGCTTACACAGTGCACCCAGATTTCGTGCAGACAGTGCCCAAGTGGCGGCCAGTATTCCAACGGGACTTGGCAAAAGCCTTCAGGTTTTTTTCCAACGCGCTAACCTGGTCCGACCCAGACATTTATTTTGTGACAAATGGTGACCAGCTCCGGCGTTATTTTAATCGGCTAATGGTGTCTGGCAAACCCATCGCGTATGACGTTGAGACTGACGCTAAGAACCCACTAGCGGCAGAGCTTAGATGCTTAGCGTTTGCGAATGACGAGATCAGTGTTGTCGTGCCGCTGTTATCTATCGATGGAACAACACGCTTCTTCTCTGGGCAGGAGGAGCAGGATATATTGAAACAAGTTCAGGATTTTCTGAAGAAAGCACCGCTGGTTGGCCACAACGCAGGGCAGTATGACCGCTTAGTGTGCGAGCAAAAGCTAGGTGTAACGCCTAATCTCAGGGCAGATACACTCATCCTGCACCTGCTTACTGACAATGAGATGCCCCACAATCTGGGGTTTGTGACTAGTTTCTACACAGATTTCTCTGAAGCCTGGAAGGCAGACCATACTGCGGTTACTGCTCGGTCTGACGAAGAGCTACATACCTACTGCGCTAAGGATGCTTGCGCTACAGCGCACGTAAGTCGTACCTTAGCTGCCCATGTCAAGGAGCGTAACCAGTGGCACTTGCTGAGCACTGAGCACACGCTCCAACGTATCGGCTGCGGGATGCAGCGGCTGGGTCTGAAGGTTGATTTCGACAGAGTTAATCAGCACGCGTCTGGGTTCGAGACTAGGCTTGCGGAAAACCGTAAGCGCTGCATGGAGATTGCACCTGACGGGTTCAACGCAAACAGCACGCTGCAGCTCCGCAGACTCATCTTTAATGAGTGGAACCTGCCTCCTGTTAAATACAACGAGAAGACAGGTGACCCGTCCACCGATGACGAGACGTTGAGAAAGCTCATCACCAACTATGGGCTGGACGAAGAGAAGACTACATTTCTCCAGAGCGTTCGCCTCATCCGGCGCTACACGAAACTACTGAGTACTTACATCAACCCACTGCGCTCTGGGCTGGTGATGCCCGATGGGCGTGTCCACCCCGCCTACAACCGTTTACCTGCTACCGGTAGATACAGCAGCAGTGAGCCTAACGCTCAGAATATCCCGGCTTTCTTACGGGACATATTTGTGCCCGAGGAGGGGCACGTCTTTGTGGGCGCAGACTTCGATCAGCTAGAGCTACGTTTGATTGCGGAAGAAGCGAAAGCCATGCGCTTAGTCCAGGTAATCAACTCTGGGCTTGACCCGCACAACGAAACCATGGAAGCGGTTTACGGCAAGGGAATCTGGAAGCTGGATGGCGCACCGGACGACCGCCGCAAGAAGGGCAAGGGTACGTTTAAGAAGACTCGCGGAATCACCAAGACCACTAGGTACGCTTGGCAATACGCGGCTGGCGTTCCGACTGTACATGAAAAGGTCATATCAGTAGAGGATGATAGTGGCCAACTTATCTATGCTCACATGTCGCACAAGGATGTGCGGGACGTGATGAATGGCCTGAAGAAGGCTGACCCAGAGATACCAGCTTGGTGGAATGGTGTGCGGCACATTTACCGCAAGCAAGGTTTTGTGGCGGATTCTGTCTGGGGGCGTCGTAGGGATTTCCGTGGCGAAGAAAAGCTTAACGAGATGGTGAACCACCCAATCCAGGCCGGGGGCGCAGCTATCGTACACGAGTCAATGCTTGAGCTGGTAACTGGAAAGCCAGGTAATGCTTCTGAGTCATGTCTCACAGACTTCACCCCTATACCTTTCGATTTTATTAACAGAACAGGTCTTGTCAATCAATGTCACGACTCCTTACTGTTTGAGGTTCCAGAGGATATAGGAGAAGAAGTGGCTGTTCGGGTTGAACAGGCCATGACCCGTCGTCGTCGTAAGGGAGCCCTGCTCTCATACACAGCAGAAGCAGCTATCGCCCAAAACTGGTTGGAGGCATGATGAGCAACAGAGTTAGAATATTCTTGGCGCACTCAATTCACGAATCGCCGATGAAAATAAAAGACATCGCCAAGGCTCTCCGGGATTCTTTTGAAAAGAAATACCTGAAAGCTACTGGCAACAGCCCAGCTATTTCGGTCACGTCTGGGCGGGCAGACCACAAGATACATTGGAAGGGTTCTTGGGAAGACTGGGAGTTGTCCGTATTGAACCGCAAGAACGTGACCACCGGCAGCTTGGTTTACGACATGTTCGTGGCCACTACTAAGAGCTGCGGCAAGTCCACTGCTACGATTTTGCGGGAAGCTGTACGTACAAACCGTCCGGTATTCCTGTGGGATGAGACTGTGGGTTGCAAGAAAGTAATCGGCATAGAAAGCCGAGATGAAGAGGATTGGGCAAATGGTTTCAGCGTGGTGCTGGAGCCAGAGCAGCTCTCTCTATTCAACACAACGGAGACAACATGAGAGTATCTACAAACATTAAGAGCCCAGATGGTAAGGCATACCAAGTAAACCTTGGGCAGAAAACCTTGTTGATTGGCCCGAATGAAAGCGGCAAATCTGCTGTAGCAGAGGCAGTCGAGCTTGCAATAACGGGCAACGTATCGAACTTGCTTATGCGGAAAAATCCTGTGAAGCAGTCATCTCAGCTCAACATTCTCCAGCATCCGGATTCAGCGGAAGCTTTGTTTGCCCAGGTGGAGTTTGAAGACGGAGGGGTAGTACGCTGGCAAGGGAAGCAAAAGCTGGTAAGTGGCGATGCTGCCGACCTCGGGGCGTCTGTTGCTTTGATCGCAGAACTCCGTTCCGTGCTGTCTGGCAGCGCGAATACTGCGTATGAGTTCTTCTACAACAAACTCGTCGGCGGTGATGCTGCTAAGGTCTGGAAAGACAAGGGCGCGGTGAAGAGGAGAATACGAGCCGAGTTGGGCCGGGTAGACCATCAGATAGAGACAGCCGGTAGCATTGAAAAAGAAGATTACCGCGAACTGCTTGAGCAGTTTATGAAAGCCCTGATGCTCTCTCATGTGAAGCGCAACAAAGAAAAGCTTGGAACACCTGCTTCCAAAGAAGTACTGAAATCCCTCGGGCTTTTACATGAACTTGCCGCGCTTCCCGGTTCGGCTACTTTGTGGGACGAGCTAGAGGCACGCATAGCTTCTAATGCTATCTACATGCTTGTCATACAGTACGTAGAGGAATCAAAAGTCCTAAGTGAAGCTCTCTCTGCCGCGGCGGCAGAGGAGAAAGAAGCCCTTGCGGCCATGAAGCGTGAGGCTAACTTGGCTCTTGCTGATTACTGCAAGCTTGTGTCCAAGTATCTCCCACCAGGGGAGACGTTTGAGCTGACGGAAGCTAACAATATGCTGTTCATTGGATTGCGGCGAAAAGGCGCAACCCATAATGCACTCTCCGGTAGTACAGAAGCACGAGTTCTTGCGGCGATGGGTGCGGCGTTGTCCGATTGCGCACATTCCGTTGTGATAGTGGATGACCGTATGTGGGACAGTGGTACTATGGCGAGTACCATGAAAGCCCTGGAAAAAGCACCGTGTCACGTTATCATGATGACTACTTCTAAGCCTCGTGGTAGAGCCCGAAAGGGTTGGACTTACGTGGATATGCAATCGGCACACGCCGAGGTTGAATCCAGTGACGATAACGAGCTTGTGGTTGAGGTGGATTTCGGCAATGAGTGACGAGACTGTACTAGAAGAGATGCTGGAAAAACGTGTCCGTGAGATTGAGGCAGCTACTGGACTCTACGTAGCGGTCAGGGAAGACTTGGATTCTGAGGATGATTACTTGGCTGTGATGATGACGCCGGATAATAAGCCTGTAGCGGTAGTCAACATTACTTGCGATATGATGGGAGATCTAGACCGGCTCATTGGGTCTTTCCTCCACAACGGGCACACTCGTGCTTGTCGAATGTCCTCCCCCAACTAAACAAACCTCTCCCTTTTACCTCTTTTAGGGAGAGGCTTTGTTGGCCCCCCGGCGTCACGGATAACGTCGGGGGGTTTCTTATAGGTCGCGCCTTCCAGCGAATCGAACTACGTCATCTAGTTTTCGATCCATGTCTCTGAACATGCGGTCGCGTTCATTATTATATGTTTCGATCACGCGGTCGTATCGAGTGCGGATTTCATCTTCGCGCTCTTCGTATTTATTGACTAGGGCCACGAGTTGTTTTTCCCAACCCTTAATCATTTCCACGTTCCGCTGATCGTTCTCTTTGCGCTGCTTAGCCATCTGCTCAGCCTGAGCATCAAGCTTCTTTTCCATACGGATAGATTGCCAAATAAGCAAAGGTATAAGCCCGATAGCGTCGATGTGTTCCATTAGCATCGACGGGTCCATCGGCTCTACTCCTCTTCGGGGTCGCCCTCTTCTTCGGGCTCATTGGGATCTTCAATGGGTGGAGCCATCATACCCGGTTTGCCCAGGGCTGGGGGGGCTTCTTCCTCGGCACTATCGGCCTCCTCTTCGGCAGGGAAGCAAACTTCTTCTACCGCCTGGAGGCGTTCGTCCATCTCCATGATTTGGCTTTCGCCAAACACAAAGGCCGCAAGCGCAGCGGTTCCTACAGCCACAAGCTTCTTACTAATATCGCTATCCATTACTTATCTCCAAGTAGGATTTCCAGTTCTTGTGCTGCTTTAACATAATCGGACGGTGGTAGGCCAGTAGCTGGTGATAGTGCCAGATCACATACAATATCAACCATTAGCCCAAGTACTGCTTTTTCCTGCGCTTCGTTGAGGACTGGCATGTCAATCTTAGCGTTCAGCAGGGCTACAACCCAATCTCTTTTGTCTTTGCCGCTTGCATCAGACAACAGGACTTCGGCTCTTCGACAGGCTGCCTTGATCAGCAGGCTCAAGTTGTTGATCCTACGCCTGCGGTTTTCTTTCCTCGCTGCCTTCTTCGCAGTAGACTTTCGTTTAGCGGGAGCCTTCTTCTTTGCTGCGGTCATTTGAGTTGATCCTCTGTCAAAAGGGTGTACGTGAAGCTTTCCCAGCCATTTACTGCGATTTGCTTGTCTGCCAGTTCTACCAAAAAATCCATATCTGGAGAATGGAGGACCTGGCAGCCTGCGGACCAGCGCCCAACTCGGTCACTTCGGCCTCCGCGATGGATATTCAAGTAGGCAATCTCGTTGCGTAGGGTCGAGGGGTCCAGGTCCAGTTCGGTATCCCGGTCGTTGTCCCGGTAGAAGTTAACCTTCTTCACCTGACGCAGTGCTTGTTTACCCTTGTGGAGCCCACGCTTGTACGCTCCGCGATACTGCCCAGGGGCCATGATGGCGCAACCCTGCGACGGGCGCATTGGATGTACAAGGTAGTACTCGCCGGGTGTCGTTGTCATGGCAGCGTTAAAGCACCGCCAAATGCCTGACTGTTTCCAGAAGACGTAAAGATCATCGAGGTACAGATCCGGCTTACGATGGGAAACGTTGTTTCGCACACCGATGATGTTCAGGTCGTATTCGGCATCACCATCAAAGACCGCGTAGTCTAGTGCTTTTGCGGCCCGAAGGACTGGGGGTAGGTAGCTCACGCGCTCACCAAGAGCTGAAGTCCGTAAGAGATAAGAGCGACCATGCCCATCGCTGCCGCCACTTTCATGTCTAGCTTCTGGAGCTTCTTTTCCATGTGGTCCAATCTGTGCGACTGGAGTTCCATGGATTTTTCTCTCGCTGCTGAGCGCTCATCGAGACGTGCCATGCAGATCTTAATCTCACTAACGTCCCTGCGGATTCCATTAGTGACTGCCCAAACTTGTTCGATCTGTGTATCTGCCATTATCTCTGTTGTCCGTAAACGCCACCACGTGGGTGCTTTCCGCCGCCAGGGACGTAAGGCGGATCCATTTTAGAAAAGCTATGAGTCACTCGGTACCAGACTTTCCAAACGGCAGAAGAGTCAGAGCTTGCTCCTGAAGCCTCCCAGCCAGCAGCAATAACCAGATAAACATTGTTGGAGTTGTTCCAGCTAATGTTTTGCCCATTCATAAGCATGTTGCTTAAAGCGTCACTATCTGAGTTTAAGACGATGCCAGTTACACCGATGGGCTCCAGGGCGTCACTGCTGCGGTCATCTGCAATTTGAAGCATACAGTTGATGTAGCACTTGGGTGTGCTGCCGATATTAGCCGCAGGACCTGTGGCTAAGTTCAAGTCTTGGTCGCCTCCGACTCGGAGCTGTATATCACCATTCGTGTCGTTGACCATTTTGCCGCCAGCCCAGACCTGATTAGTTTGATCTGTTGGATCATCCGAGAGGCAGGCAACCAAAAAGTTCTCGTCGTTTGCCGTAGTGGACATTCGCTGGACGAGGAACTCGACGCCGAACTCGTCTTCCCACTTCATCAGGCTACCGGCAGATGTAGTCAGCGGCTTATACCAGCGAACGCAATCTTGAGCGGAAACAGTCCAATCATCACTGTCTCGGTCTGACTCAAGCGAAATAGTCATACCCCCAGCCGCAGTAGACTTGGACACAAGCGTGCTGTTCGGATCATTCTCCGTCCAAGTCCCATCGTTAATGTCGATAGAGATCCATTCGCTTTTTCCGATAAGCTCCCGACGCTGCTTGAGCGTTGTCTGGAGATTGATCGGACCCGGTACTCGCGTGTTTCTACTCATGATGCTGCATCAATAAGGTTAACGTAGCCCGTGATATTCACTTGGTTGTTAGTGGTCGTATACGCCTTGACGATCAAAGCAGAGCTGTTGCCCTTGAGGAGCCAACCCGGTGCAATCAGAACAGTCTCATTCGGATTGATGGTGGTGATAAAGTGATCACCCGCCTCAGTTGTCCCTCCCCACTGGAGAGTCAGGGTTTCTGTGACCACTGAGTGCGAACTCGCCCAGAGCCAAATCTCGTGGTAGTCGGCAGCGACACTTGTGCCGGTATGGATCGTAGTTATCGTACCCGAGTTATCAGCGACTGAGATCCCACGTCCATCAGTAGACTCAGAAAGACAGAGTTTTGAAATAGTAGCCATCGTTAAATCCTACGAGAAAACTTGCATGTGAAGAATAGTGTTGGCGTCATCAGCGGCAGCGCCCGAGGAAGCTGCTGCCCAGGCAATGTCGGTCCCGTCTGATTTGAGGACGTAGGTGTTAGACCCGATCCCCAGAGCCGCTGGATCTCCGCTGGCGTTTCCAACGATGATGCTCCCCCGAGTGAGGCCCGCCATCTTTGCGAGGGTCACCTGATTGTCAGCGATGTGAGCGGTATCAATCGACCCATCTACATAGTGCTCGGAGTTGATCGAGTCATCTGCGATGTTATCTCCGTCTACCGCATCGCCAGCAAGCATAGCGTGCTCGACCGCACCGGTCTGGATGGTCATGGCACCAGCGGACAGGCCGATATCGCCGCTTACGGTTGTCCATGTTGGATCTCCGTTTGCGTCAGCGACAAGTAGCTTACCGTTTGCGCCCGCAGCCAGGGCTGAAGGATTGCCAGAAGAATCTCCGACGATAAACTTACCCCGAGCCAACCCAGCCATCTTAGCCAGAGTAATTTGGTCATCAGCAATATGAGCCGTGTCGATGGAGCCGTCTACATAGTGTTCGGAGTTGATTGAGTCGTCGGCAATCTTGTCGCCGTTGATCGCATCCCCGGCAATATAGGCCTGAGCGATTGCGGTCCCTTGCCAGACGCCCGTACCGATCGTGCCCACAGCAGTGATCTGCGTCTGGCTGGCGTCTACTCCGATTACAGAACTAGAAGCTGTGAGTCCTGTACCCGCGAAGAGAGTAGCAAGTGAGGCAACAGTAGTAAGCTGTTCAGTAGATCCGTCTGAATCTATAGTAGCAAGCTTGTCCCCATTAGCAGGAGTAACATCGCTAAGCTCAGACAGGTCAAGTGTGAGAGTTAGCGCTCCAGTGGTCCCTCCACCGGAGAGCCCGACGCCAGCCGTCACTCCAGTGATATCTCCGACGAAAGCCATAGCGGTGCCAGAAGTAATCTGGATGTCGTTACCGGCATCAGTCGTAAAGTAAAGCTCGTTAGGCGTAGCCGTCTTTACCCAGAGTTGGCCATAAGCTGCGGTATCTCCATCAGCAGCGGCCTGCTCCTTCATGGTAACAGCGCCTTCGACAGTCAGTCGAGTCTTAGGCGCTGCAGTTCCAATGCCGATGCGGTTGTTGCTGGCATCTGCTGTCAGCGTAGTGCCGTCAACCTCAATATCAGAGAGAGAGCCGACCTGACCTTTGGTCCCGCCTGGGAATTTCGGACTACGTACGCCCATCAGCCACCTCTAATTTTTTGGAACCAGAATTCGTAATTGGCATCGTCATCATCGGAAGAGCCATCGAAGACCGGATTCAGATAAATCCTACCGTTTGCGTCACACTTGAACGGAATGGGCACTGAGTACACATCGCGGATAGTTGTCAAAGCGGAGCTGCTGTAGTCGATGATCTCGTTGATATCGTTAAGCGTCCAACCAGAAGACTTGCCCAATCTTGGTTGCCAGTTGGCAGAAGAGCCTCCAGTGCGAATCAGATGCATGGAGACAAGCAACCAAGCTTCCGCCTTGTCAGAGGGGAGCTGGACGGTGACTTCTTGTGCACTGGAATCTAAGTTGGTGATAGTGCCGCTAACTAAGTAGTAAATCGGTTCGCTTCTAGCCATTGCTATTCTCCGTATACGGGCGCAATGAGAGCGCGAAGCTCTCCGTCATCATCAATAACCGTTCCAATGATGCGCGGCTTCTTTGCAGTAGTACGTGTTGTAAATTTTCCGTTTTTGCCCAAGAAGACTGGGCTTCCAATCTTGGTGGAGGGGGGCAATTCTTGGTCGCTTACTCGGAAAGACATACAGCGCACTACGTCTCCAGCAGCAGATGCATGGTCTGCAATAAACAGCATGCTGTGCTTAGCCTTAGTTGAGTCCGCTAGGGCTACCTGCAAGTAGGCGCCCTTGCGTCCCACCACAGAAACGATGTCCCCTCTTTTGAGGTCTTCAAGTGGGTATGCGCGGACAGCTCCGTGGTAACCGGTGTCCATCTGCAGCGGCAGTTGTTTAAGCTTCATTCCCATAGTGTTTTTCCTTGTGCAAAGATACTGATTTTAAGGGTGATTTGTCAAGACTATTAAAGCTCATCGTCGTCATAGATACGCGGTATTGGTAGGTCTTTGGAAGCTTCTATTTCTTGCTCTGGGGTTCGCTCTACGATGGTACCTGGGCTTGGCAGATACGCATCTAAGTTCTCTTCTGCAAGTGAGCCTCTTGCTGCTTCGCCAGATAGTTCGCCAAGTTCGGTCACTGCTTTTCTACCACGGTACTGTATGACTTGGCCGCGATCATCTAGATCCCACACATCTCCCATTTCAAAGGCTTTAGAAGCCTCGTAAGGGTACCACTTAAACCCTGAGTAGTTCTGAAGTGCTCTCCAACCTGCAGACATGAGGCTTTTCTGCGAAGCGTCACCAGGCGTTCGTGGAGGTCCGATTTGATTCCAGGCCACTCCGAGGTCACCTTCTGCCTTTTGGTAGGCTTCCGCTAGGTCGTTGTATCTTGGTGCATAGGGGTTCTGATAGTAGATATTGTTTAAGAACCCAGAAACTTCTACGGATACCCAAGGCACCATGGTTTGCATAAAGAGCCAAGTCCCTCTGTGCATTTGGAAGCGACCTTCGTACTCACCTGCACCCGCATCGATCATAAACTGGGGCGACTTACCACGTTGGGTAAGCTGAGTGCCGAATGCTGAATCCCACTTCTGCATTATATTATGCTCAGCTTCATTTACGTTTATGTATTCGCCTTTCTCATACCCACCGGTATCGACTCCAGCATCCAGCAAAAAGCTTTCTAGGAATTCCTTGTAACGGGGGAAGAGCATGTTGAGTGCTGGCTCAAAAATGAAAGATTCCCAGTCACCGGGTGTAACTGTACCCCAAGGTGTTCGTCCCATGGTGCCCCCAGGGGACATGGGGCGATCCGGCTGAACACCATCGTAACGGTGTGCTAGCGCTGCACCCGTGCCCAACATCCAGCTTGCACCTATTTCGCCGATGTCCGTAATTGTAAGAGGCGGAAGCATCATTGCCTCATACTGGTACGGCTTGCCCCTTGAATGTACCCAGAAATCTGGGTCAGGAGAAGCCTGGTGCCCGATCAGTGCTCTACCTAACATCCAGTCTGGGCGTAGGTGGCGTTCCATCTCATCCAACCACTGCTGTTCGGATTGGATTTCACCCTCAACGTGCGGGTCTATGATGCCATCGTAAATTCTATCCCTGAAGTTGAGCTGGCTGCGGATTCTGTTGAGGGCAGTCCTACCAGTAAAGCTATCCATGATTGCTTTATTAGGCTTAGTTAATGGCTCGGCAACTCTCCTGCCCATTTGCTTGAATGCCAGTCGCCAGAACCGCCAGAATGGCATCACCTTGCACAGTGTCGCAACTTCGGCTTTGGTAATTCCGTGCTTCCAGTCGTACAGAGATTCCCTGACTGCCCGCACCGCTTCTTTCTGTGTGAAACCTCTTCGCACGCGAAGCTCCATATACAGATTTCCGCGCATACGTGTTTGCAGGTGCTGGGCAAACCAGCGAATGTCATCGGACCATCTACCGACAGCGTGCCACGGTGCGTTCTTAGTGACATCTGTCAGGTAATTCAGTAGTTCCTCGTTTACCTGCGTATCAAGTACCGATTCGTGCAGCTCTCTACGCAATTGGCGAAAGTTTATTACCTCACCGTGTGCAGTCCTCATCACACCGTTGTCGCCGCGCCAGATCTTGTTTGCCCAGGTGTTGAATACAGCAGAGCTTGGAGAAGCCATGATGTGCATGGGAGCTTGTCGTCCCTTGCCTTTTCTGGACCTGAACACAGCGTCGGTCACTTCATCCATGCTTTTGCCCAGGCGTTCGCTCCACCAGGGTATGCCCGACAGGGTGTTGAATGTGACCCTTGTTCCGATCTCATAGCCATGGCCGAAGACCATCTGGCTCCAGTCTCCCCAAAGGTTGGTATTCACGTACTGGGGTCTGGGTATGACAGTGCCGGTAATGACACTTTGTTTCCATAGCGTGTTGAAAGTTGACATTGCGCCGAGTTGCTGCTCGGCGCCCTTTTCTGCTGATTTTTGGTACAGCCGTCCAATCTCTTTGCCCTGCACGTTTAGGCTGTCTTCAACTGCTTTGAGTACGGACTGGGGCATGAACAGGGCGCGGCCATCTGAGTCCGTCGCCACTTTGTGCATGTAATGGTAACGTTTGGCGTTTTCTGCTGTCCGGTAGTAAGAAGTGGTCACCGGCATACCCATCTTATTAAGGACGCCATAGCCTGCAATTAAGTCCGCCTCGCTTAGCGTTGCGTATGCACCATCCCAAATCTTATTGGCCGCTGCTGCTTCTTTTGTAGTAACTGTTCCCAGTATTCGCTTTGCAGTTAACTCCCACATATGCTGCTTAAGGGCACCTGCCGTAATGGCCATTACACCACTAGCGGTAGCTCTAGTCACGTCCCGATCTACGTCAGCGTGAGCTGCGGCGGTTGTGCCATCTTCAAGAGTCTTACGGGAACTGACTCGTGTGGCGTTTCTAAGCCTGTTTTCTGCGTACTCGTAAGCAAGCTTTGAAGTTGGCAATTCGCCTTTCTGCATTAGCTTTGCAGTATCTTCTAGGATCTTATATGCGTCAGCAGTAATGCTGGCCGCAATATCAGGAGTCAGGGCTGCACGGGAGCTAGACGGCCACCAGTGGGTTGCCCAGGAGATGAATGTGTTGCCCTCTGCCATGGGCGAATTCCATGTAGGACCGTAATTTTCATCGAGCCACTTTTCTTTCCAAGTAGGCTCTTTGCCTTTCATCTTCTCCAGTTTAGCGACTTCACGTTCTACTTTTTTGCCACCCTCCTCTGCCTGCTTGGCCGTCATATTGCGTAGTGCTTTTTTTCTACCCGCAATTTGCTTGGAAATTTCTTCCTCACGGAGAATTAGGCGAAGTTCTTCTGTTTGCTTTTCCGTTATGGTGCCAGCGTTTCGTTTGGCTACGAGCTTGCGCCTTCTCTTGATCTCTGCCGCTTCTGCCCTTTCCAGTTTTACTTTCAGCGGAAGATTAGACGGATCTGTAAGACTGTTGTGCAGGAACATATCCCACAACGGATCACGCATAGATGTTGGGATGGCCGCAGACATTCCCGTCTTCAGCATAATCGGTGCTTCAGTCAGGCCATCCCAAGTGACGTAAGATTCCAACAGCTCTCGGGTGCGGTCTGCTATTGCACGCTCTTTGCGCTCACTTGCTGTAAGTTTTTCTCCAGTGGGCTTTTTGGCGCCTTTTGGAATTACGCCGGCTTCTTTCCTGGCCTTTCTGCCGAGCCAATAGAGGTCGTTGCCCATGTCGTCGACTAGGTGTTGGATCGTTTTTACGATTTCCACCATGTCTTCGTTGAATTTCCCTCCGATTATCGCGCTCGCAGGATCTTGGAAATTCCTTAGAAATTCCTGCATTTTATTGATGCCCTGCGCAATGACACCGCTTTTCCCTGCAACTAGGCGAAGTAGTGCTGGATCCTTCCTCACGTTTTCCAGCATATCGGCTACCCGTAGGCCGGCAGCTTCGGGGTGTATGTCGAAAAATACCCTACGCAGTTCTTCTGGAAGACCCGTTAACGCTTCAACTTCTCTGGCCTGTAAGCGTAATTGTTTTGGTTTTCCCTGCTGTTTCCATGCTTTGCGTAAATTCTTATAAGTATCGGAAGCGATGCCGCCTACAGTGGCTCCCTTGTTTGCCCCAGTTGGGCGTGCAGTCGCTGCCCTGCGTACGGCTTTGCCGTAGATTGAATCTATTTGGGAAAACAAGCTCGGCGCATCTACAGTTCTGCCTAATGTTTTCTTATCTTCTTTAGAGGTAAATGTGGCCAGCCAATCGTATGCGCTACCTTGACGTTCTGGCCCTTGGAGGGTGTGGCGAAACTTAGACCACCAACTAGCCCTAGGGCGCATGCCATTGGCTACGCCTTCAGGTACTGCCTTTAAGGCTGCGTACCCACGCCTAAGCTCGTCTGCAACGTCCCGATAAACGTTACCTACCAGCTCAAGCTCACGCTGTTGCCGTGCAGCCGACAGCATGTCAGACACAGCATTTGATACCATCTCAAAATGGCGCTTAAGGTTTTCCTGAGATCCTTTCCAAAGAGTTCCTAGCTTTCTAGATACAGCTTCATTGGTTTTACGGGCATCTCTTGCGGTTCTCTTAAGGGCCTTTTCAGTATCCTTGTACCACTTTCCGACGCTTGCTGGGTACTTGATAGTACCCCGGTGCAGGTTCCTCTCTGTTAATGGCAACTCTCGTACAATGTCGTGCCCGATGTCTTGGTTTAGCTTGTGGCTTGCCGTCATGATTTTCTGCGTGGCAATATCTGCACGCTTGCCCGGTTGGGCGCATTCATCGAAATACGGCTTCAGGGCTTCTTGGGCCTTCTTGAGTTCTGCTTCTGCAGCTTGCGTCTTTGCCCTGGCTTTTTCTAGGTCTTTCTTCGCAGCCTTGAGGCGTCGTCGTAGGGTGTCCGCTTGCTTCGGCGTGATCAGCAGGCCTTGTGCAAACTCTTTGAACTCATCCAAGTTTAAAAGACCGGTCGGCATTTCTGCAGTCGGCAAGCTACCTGTTTCTACAGCTCGTCTTGTATTAGCAACACTCTGCTCTTGAAGCTCTTTCAGCACACCTTCGGCTTTAGCTTGCTGCGCAGACGCACGGTCGTGGACACCGTTGGCGCGTTGGGCTTCTCTGACTTCGTTTTTGTATTTGTTGTCAATTCCGTTGAAGACTTCTTCAAGCTCGTCTAACTCTTTTTCAGCCGCAGCTACTGTGTCGTCATAGTGCTTAGCAAAAGGAGCATTATTTTTTGCTACTCCTTGGAAGTTCTCCAAAGTTTTCTGGGCATGCTGTGCTTCTATTTCGGTAGCTCTAAATTCATTCAAAGCCGCATCAATTTCCCATGAGCCATGGTTGGGCGTTGCTTCGTATGGGGCTCCGTATCTACCGGTATCTGGATCTCTCCTAATCACAAGCGGTTGGCCCTGCCTTGCGTCTTCTGCTGCTTTCTTCGCTTCCCCGGCACGCCGGGGCATCATCCCCGTTTCACTCGGAATGGGAAGAGGCTTCCGTTCTGGCGCCCAAGCATTGAACCTAGCTTTCGGATCGGCCAGTAAAATCTCGTAGTCCCGCACGGCCTGCTGGGTAGATTCCAAAAGCTCGTCAGCAGATCGCCAAGTTCCAAGTTCTTTTTGCCCGAGGAGGCGCAGTGTTTTAGGGTTATCCAGCGTGCGCGTCACGTATGGTACTGGTTGTATTTGACCCGATTCTATCAGTATGCGGATTCTTGCATTGCCCAACCCTTGGAGCACTAAGTCTTTGCCTGCTTCGCTTAGGATCGGGAAAGGAGCATACGCGGCAGCTCGTCCCAGAGCTGGGTTCATTCCCAGTAGCTGCCTAGTTGCGCTTTCGCCCAGAGTCAGGACGGAATGCTCAATCAAGTTGGCGGCCTGGACCCCTGCAGTTTGTGCCTTTTCCAGCTCGTAACCGTAGTCTAGGTAGGCGCCTACATCATCAGGATGTTTTGCGGCGGCCTTCTCATGTATTCTGGGGTCTGAGAATATCTCATCTGAGCCCTTGTGTTTAAGTGCTGCTCGGAGTTTTTCAGGGGTAATTGGCTTTGGCTTTTTCTTTCCAGCTTGTTTGGACACTAGTTCTTCTAGTGCGGCTACTCTCCTGCCGTGGCGAGCGGCCAGTGTAGAAGTTTGGTCTACTAGATCGCGGCCCAGCAGTGCCGCTTCATCTTCTGCAGCAAGCCTGAACGAGGGGGCATCGTCATAAATGCCTTTAGTGCTAGCTTCTTTCCTAGCTGTTGTTTTTGCCAGTTCAGCTTCTCGATGTCGGATACCCCTAACGAGATCGCCCTCTGTCTGTACCATGCGTGCGCCGATTCGGTCGCGCACGATGAAGGGCAGTGCTGCGTTTTTACTCCCCAACATCTTTTCAGCATGGGCATGCCGCTCTGCTAGCGGTGCGTCTTCGGCTAGACCAAAAGCTTTCGGATTATCGATGATCTGTTGGGCAGCTTCAAGGTGTTTGATGTTCCGGCCCATCTTGTACCGGAAGGCGGTGTGGTACAAGCGCCAACCACCTTTCGTCACCTTTGCTCCGATAGCTATACCACCGGTAAAGGGGTCTGGACCTGCGATGTCGACTATCCAGCCTCCTGCCTCTCCAATTCTTCCGGCCGTACGTTTCGCAGAATAAAGATCCGCACCTTCTAGGTCTGTACCTGCGTTTACAGCTTCCTGGAACAGGTGGTTCATATTTTCACTGAACCAAGCGCCCTCGTTCACATTTTGGATGAGCATGGTATCGATGGCACCATTGCCCGTGCTTCCGGTGATTATCTTGTATTGAGCTTCAGCGTGGGCTCTTACATCGTTTCCAAATACGGTAGACCCGAATGGCAGCATGTCTACTGCTACGCCAAGGGGAGTAAGCTCTGTTTTTAGCTTCTCTACTTCTTCCGCATACCAGTCGGTCTGTATGCCGTATTCCAAAGTGCGAGATTGGTTTCCGACAATGGTCATCGGAAACAATTTGTTTAGCCACTGGAATGAAGATTCTTTCTGAAAATCAACTACGGGTAAAATTTCACCGTGAAAAAGTTCCGGGTCTACTGTGATGAATGTCCAGACCTCTTCGCCGTTTTCATCCAGTTTTGTTGTTTCTAAGCCTGTCGGAATGGCGAGCCCTGCAGCTTCTACCTGCTTCACTATCTGAGCAAATTCGACAGAATCTATTTGCTGATTAGGCTCAATTGGTTTTTTTAAGACTTTATTGGCATCGCCCACATCAACAATTTTTGTGGTCAGCACCGGAACTTGCTTTACCCCCATGTGAACTGCTTGGCTCAAGTCCATTTCAGTGGGGTCTAGTCCTGCTTGCAGCCACGCTGACCGATTAGACGGGTAATGTACATAGGCTTGGTTGTGTGACTGCCACGCCGCCATGAGCGGGCGAAGTGCCGGCGTGTACGACATCACGTTTTCTACAACACTGTCTGGGTCTTCGATGAAGAACGCGATGCCCCGGTTGCGCGACAGTACTCTTGTTACGTCAATCCAAGCTAGCCTTTCGGCTTCTTCTTTAAACTCCGCTATCTTATCATCAGGGATGGTGTGGGAGTGGGGTCCGAGATCTCGTGTCCCCAGGTATTTTGCAGCTTGTGCATCGTAATACCAGTTTCTTAGCCTATTTTGTAGGCCATCGTCACCGTCCAGCTTGATGGCGCCGTTGGGTAACCACTGGATAAGAACTTCCCCTGGAGGGGGGTACATACTTTCTTGTACCTTTCTCGTTGCGTCAGCTTTGACCTTAGATAAAAGCTTTTCTTCCCTACTCTCCGGTGTCGAGTACAGACTTTCCTGATTGACTACCTTAGTTAGCCCAAGGTAGGGCTCAAGCATTGCCGCAGCGTGTGCAACTCCTATGCTGTCTTCGGCGGCTACACCTAGGTGGTCTGCCATCGACACTAGCTTTACGCCTTCTTCCGTGGCTACATACATCTGACGGTCTTTGTAGGCGTCTAGTTGCTTAGCACCAAAGCTGTTGGGTGCATGCGGCAGCTCCTTATACATGAGCGCAGGCGTAAACTCGTACATCGGCGCATACGAGCCTGGGTCTGATGGGTCGTAGTATTCCGGCAACCCTTCCACCCCAGCATAATTTATGACCCACCAGGGAGCTATTGACGGTGCTTGCATAGCGGATCTGATGTCGATCTCGCCCTGGGCTCGTATAGCAGCTTGCACACCAGAGTGTCCGATTTCGCCTGTGGCTATTTTTTCCTCAATCCTGAGCGTCTCGTTTTTAATGGAGTACCAAGCGTCCATTCGCTGCATGGCTGCGGGATCTCTTACTCCCTCCCTGAACCTCCTTTCGGCTTCTTTGCTCCTGGTATGCGCTCCCATGGCAGCAAACTGGCGTTCTTCTGCCGTAAGCATATAGTCAGTACCATCTGGCCCGATGTAGGCCACCGGAATTGGGAATACGCTTAGGCCGCCATTTTCCGGGTCTACGTATAGGCGCTCGTATTCTCCTAACTCTGGGTTCCAAACCTCCGTAGTTACCGGCCACACAATGTAGGGAGAGTGGGCAATGGAGCGGTTCCACCTGAACGGAGCCGATTCCATGGGAAACTTATTGGAATATTCCTGCTCCGCTTCGTGCCAAGCTTCCACCCAGGAAGACACCGACTTAAGTGTCTTTGCCGTAGGGTGTTCGGGGTTTGAAGTTTGCAGTGCAGCCAGCACATCTCGATCAACACGAAACGGCGTAGTTGCAGTTCTGTCTACAAAGGTTTCATGCCGCCTAGGCCAGGGGTCTACTCCAGTCAATCTGCGGAATGAAGACGCAAACATGTCTTCTTTTGCGGCATGCAATGCAGTGCCACCTATGGCTACGCCATCCCACCCAGGTAGCCGTGCTCTGTTGCTGTGCCCAATATTCTCAGCATCGTAGACAGTTGATAGCAACTGGTTTTCGCCGCCTTCGCCTTCCTTGACATCTCTAGACGATATTTTCAATTGGCGAATTGCTTGTGTGAATCCCAGCATTTCTTGGGGATTCGGGCTTCTGGCCGATTTAAGTAGCTGCTCTCGGTAGGCATATACATGCCTAGCTTCTGCTTCAAACGCCTCTTTCCAGGCAGGGTCTTCTGGGCCGCTGAAGGTTATCAACCGGGCAGTGCCATCTCTGTCACGCATAACGTGGCGATTTAGACGCCTGTCGTACCTTACTTTTTCTTCGGTATAAGGTATGTATTGAAATTCTCTGCCAGATATTTCAGCAATCTTTTTCGGGCTACCTGCCTTTGCAAACGGATCCGTTGCAATACTTACTTCTTTTTCGGTACCTTCTTGGGATAGCCAGAAGTAAGCTGCCCGGTGGGCTGGCAGACCATTGATGTGGAGCCAACCATGGGTCTTGGCTTCATCTCCCCAGTTCGGATCTACCATCATGGCTCTGGATCTACTTGCTACGAAGGCGTCCAGCTCGTGCGTGTCTACAATTTTGTGCGCCATAAGGGATTCTATTTGCCCTTCTGGAGTCTGACTGGCGCCACCCTGCGCCGCCTTTACCATTTCGGCAGAAGCGTTATCTAAGTCAATAATACCTCTTCTAGCATTTGCCCTAAGGTGTGATGCCTTGGTCAGCCATTCCTTATCTTCTGCCCGTAGGAGGTGGGTCTGTTGTTGCATCTCCTCTTGGAGTTGCTTTTCTAGCCACTGCTCCATTGCTTCGGAGTCTCTAGACCAGTGTCGGCTTACGACTACCTTGTCCCCTATGATGTCAGCAACCATGCCTTCGGCGAGTTCAATCTCGTCGTAAGGGTTCAAAGAACCATATTGCAGTGCTTGGCTTTGCTTATTCTCTCCACCAAAAAGAGGTGCTATACCCGTCATATGCCACAAGGCCGCAGCGCGCTCCTTCCTCTTGTAGTTATAGGCCCACATTTCACCGTGAGCGTGTCCGTAGTCCAGTCTCCTTTGGAACTCTGCTCTTCGTTTTTTGTAGTCCTCCTCGGCAGCTTCTCGGAGTAACCGCTGGGTTACCTTTGCTTGATCGGAAAAAGAGGTTTGCTCAAAACGCTGCTGTTCTACCAGGTGGCCTTCTACGTCTCCAGTACCGATGTAGTACATGCGGGCTTTATTATGGTGATCTGTAAATGTTTCAGATGCCGCATTTTCTAGCTTAGCTGTGAGGGCATCGAGATCTTCTTGGCTGTCGAGGGTGGGCGCATGCTTTAAGGCTTCTATGCCTACGTCGGCAGCAGATTCCCCCGTAAACAGCGCATCAGATATTAGCCTAAGCTCATCTGCCGTGAGTACCGTCTCCCCGTCTTTGTTGACACTCCCGTGGCCAGCGGCAAGCAGCTTCTCCTCCATCTCTTCCATTTCATCAGAAAAAGATTTTTGCAGCATTTCTTCTTCTAAGCGTTTTTGCGCTTCAATAATAGCCTTTTCGGGATCCATACCGCCGTCGATTAGCTCACGCTCGATCCTGTAGAACGCCACTGCCCATTTCAAGTCATCGCTAGCGTCGGGCCGTAAGATTTCGGCCCAAGTTTTCGGGGACGGCTCTACAACCCACTCGGCCTTAGTCTCATTTTTTCGCCAATAGTCCGGTTTTATGACGATCTGATAGCTCTCGGGAAGGCCCGCAAACTTGCGGTGCTTGTAGTAGTCTGGCTGATAAAGCAACGAATTGGCGGCATCCGTATCCGTAACGTTGCCTTCTGCAACCTGATCGAAATTGGATACAAAATTGCCGTCTTTTACGCTAAATCCATAAAGGGTATCTGCCCGTGAATTCCAACGAGCAAATTCGTCTCTAACTTCCTTTTCCATTATTTTGCCCCACACCATCTCAAGTGGGGCTTGGATTCTGTCCGATTTAACTACTACGGCAGGCCCAACGGGATGTGTGTGGAGTTCGTATAAGTCTTCTGAGTCTCTTGTTTTCCGCCCGTCGATTTCTATCTCACCGAACGAGGGTACTTTGTATACAGTGTATGTGTATACGTTCATGCGCCGGGCGCGGTAGCCCTCGGGGATTTCAGCAGGCTTGTATTTTCCTTCCCAGTAGAAGCCAAACTCGTCGTCAATGATATCTAAATCTGGCCCTGTAGTTAATCCAGCCTCTTTCGCTGCAATAGCAGCATCTTGCTCAGACGGAAGGGATCCCAGCCCAGTGGTGGGTACTTCGCTTTCTGGGATTAGGGATCCTGTACCTTTCAGTTCCATTTGGCCCAGAGACGCCAGCCGTTGGGTTTCCCTGGCGGCATCGATCTGGGCTTGCTTAACTTGGACAGCCTCTTCTGCTATTTTCTCTGACGATGGTGTGGGGAGCTGAAAGTCGCCCCCCAAAGTTGTATCTGTCGCCGCAAATCTGGCAAACTCTGACTGTACATCTGCAATATATTTATTGGGGTCAAATTCAGTGCTTTCTTGTTGCTTTTGCACTGCAGAAGTAGACGAAAAGCGTACGTACCGCTCAAAGTCGGCCGGGTACATTCCGTACTTTCTAAAGTACTTTTCCGCAGGGCCGTCTGGGTCAAAAGAATCGTCACGCAGCTCGTCATCGCTGGGTGGCTTGATCCTTATTTCCGACCCTTCCGGCGTCTCTTCGGATTCACTCATGAATTTTCCAAGTCGGCTTTTTCTTCTTCTTGAACTTTTCGGGAATGGCTTCTATACGTTTCTGCTCTTCTGCCGCCTTTACGTCTTTCTTGGCCTGTCTTTTCTTTTTTCTAAAGTCTTTTCTGCCCTTCTTCCTACCGGTCAGATCTTCCTTCGTAGGCCTACGTACGTTCTGACTTGACTTTAGCGATACCTTGGATGTGCCCGGCTCTGCTGTAGGCTCTTTCCAGGTCCTTTCTTTCACTTCCTCTTTGTCGCCTCTGCGCAGTTCGCTTAGCCTCTTCTTTACGGCCAAATCTCTGGCCTTTCGTTTTGCCTCCATGACAGACTGCGATGCCTTACCATAAGCGCCTGGACGGCCTCGGTAGCCGATTTGTTCTGTTGAAATGGCATCTCTGAGCCCTGAGACGATCGGCATAGCTCGGACTTCCTTGCCCTTCATGACAGGATCTTCTGGCGCGGATTCCATCATAGCTATTGCGCCTTCCATGTTGCCGGCTTCTTTTAGCCTTTGGAATTCTTCCAGCGCGTATTCCGCTTTCGGATGTATCTTCATGGGAGTTCGGACACGCTCACGTAGCTTTTCGTATTTCTTTCGGCTCTCCAATTCGCTGAGCATACGCTCATAATATTGAGCCTTGGCCTCTGCTCGCGCAAGACGCTTCTCTGGCTGCGCATCCCGGCGTTCTTGCATGTCTTCAGCTTCTGGCTGCAGGGCCATAGCATCCCGTTCGTAGTAGCCGGGCACACCTTCTGCTTCTAACTTGTCCGAATCTTCCCTTAGTAGCGAACTGTACATCCTGTCCAGTTCTGTGTCGTCATCTATATCTATTTCGTCGAAGCTTGATAAGAACGGATCTTTCTTTGGATCAGGCTTTTTGTCTTCTGTTTCAGGTGTTCGGACTTCCGCCACGTTTTCCGCTAGATCCGGGTTGCCGTCATCGTCGTCCTTGCGCTTGACAGTTGCCTCTTCGCTCCTCAGCGGTAGTCCCGAAGCCACCCAGTGCTCTCCCATATCCTGCTCTACTCTGTCCATGTAGAGCCCAGACTTGACCCGTGTGTCGTTGTCAACACCTTGGCTTTCCATGTGGTGGCTGATCACGGATCTCAGATCTTTTACGGAAATGTTGGAACCACTTAAACCTTTAATATAGCGAAGTGCGATTCTCTTCTCGCGGCTGCTCATATCCGTTCTTTTTGCAGTGGACTGGGCAAGTTCTGTAAGAAGGTGATTGATGAATACGCCTATAGCTGCTTCGTTACCTAGGCGTACACCGTCTTCTTCAAGTTCCAAGTTTTGGTCTACAATCGGGTCTAAGCCTTCAACGCCCCGCTCTTTATAGCCAGTATCGTAATAGGCGTCTGCCACTGCCCAAGCTGTGGCTTGGTCTAGCCGGGTTTGTCCTCGTACTTTTTGAGGCGGAGCTGCACTTTCGTCCAACCTGGCATACGGATCTGGGGAACCTTCAATATCCCGCTGTACTTCCCTGCCTGGAAAATCGTCATCACCGAACTCTTGGTCGCGCTGTTCGTAGCCGGTTTCGGTATACTCAAAGTCACGCATTTCAGGTAGGGATAGTTCCCGACCATGGTGGTCTGTTAATCCATCCCATAGCCCCGACTCGGGATGGGCGAAAACCCAGCCTTCGCTTTCTCCGAGTTCAAGGCGGTCAGACACCATATTCGGGTATTTCTTTGAATTGAGATCGGGATTAAAAGCTTCGGCGCCGTCACTTAGCCACTGCCACCCTTGCTCAGGTGTGTGCTTTATGCCATCTCTGCCCATTCGATCTTGTATGCCTAACGGGTCGTCTTTTGTGACACCCAGGAGCACACGAGGTGCGCTTATTTCACGTTCCTGGGGAGTATCGTCCAGGTGTTTGCTTATCGTAGGACTAACATCTCGGTACCACACGTACCCGTTTTCGTCTATCCAAAGTCTTGCTCCGTAAGCGGAATACTTATAAGGTTTTTTGTCTTTGTACCCGCCTGGGCCTACATCAATGCCCGGTGTTAAGTATCCTTCATTGAAATAAACACCGGGTTTTAGGTCCGCACCTTTTCCGTCGTAATCCTTGATCGTGTTCAGCGTCCATTCCAATTGTTTTTGAACCCACCTTGGCATTTTCTGGTTGTCTTTACGCTCGTAAAAGCCTTTTTGGGTTTTTTCGAACAAATCCTGCGTAGTAAGTGCTGGATCGGATCGCCATACCCCTTCTTCTTCTATATGCTCTGGTTCAAAGTCTTCTCTCTCAATCCTCCTATGCGGAGGTGGCGGATACCTCTTCTCCACTGCTGCGGCGGCAAAGGGGTCTACGTCGGGTGTAAGCTTTCTAAGCTCACGCCACGTTTCTTCGGTCATCGTGCCTGTGGGAGACAGTCCGTTGGCTTTTTGGAATTTAGTAACAGCGCCGGCTAAGCCCGTGTAGTAGTCGTCGTCGTCACCGCCACCCTTGATCCCCAGGGCGAGCAGTCGGTCTTGGACTTCAGATACCGCAGGTTTGTTGCCCTTTCTGGTGCTTTTGTCCAACATGGGCATAGGCGGTTCGCCAACCTCTTCCCGCACTTCGGGAGGGGCCGCTTGGGATTCGGTAGGCTGCACCACACTTGGGTCTGGTTGGTATGCGCCTTGCGTCATTTGGGCTGAAGGCCTGCCCTTTCCTCCGAACAGCCTCTTTAGCATTCCAGACTTTCTCGCGGCTCCGACCCTTTCTTGCAGGGGTGCGGTTTGTTCTCCGCGTAATACTTGACCGGCTTCAGCCACTTCGGGTAGCAGCCCTGCTACTTGATTGTCTCTTCCTATGGCTCTCTTAAAGAACTGGTACGCTCGCAATTCTTGGCCAGGAGCAAACCCAGCTTCCCTCATTTTATTTTGAAAGGGCACACTAGAAAATAATTCTTCTTGCTGGGCGCCGACTGTTTTGTAGCCAGCTCCAATTGAATCTCTGCGTTCTTCTGCCCATCTTGCGGCTTTTGACAAATGCGGGCTTTCAAACCTTTCGGCTGCAGGTGAAGTTACATCGCCTACTAGTTCACCGTAAGTAAGTTGCTCAGAAGTGCCTGTCTTCGTATCTGCCATGGTAACGGTGTTACCGTCTGCGCCCATGGTCAGCGTGAGTCCGTTTGCTTCGACACCGAGTGAGTTTAACCAAGCCTGCTTATCTGTGACGGATGCTTGGAGATTCGGTGCTGCGCCTATGCTGGTGCCGCGATCGCCGGCAGCATATCCCCAAGATTTTGGGTTCTTACGTATGATTGCATCTAGCTCGTCTAGAGTGCCCTTTGTCTTGGCGCTACCTGCGTAGCCTCCTCTCGTGAGATCGTCCCTATGCTTAGCGAATTCCCTGCTTATGTCAGCTAGGTTTTTATCGTAAGATGCGTACCTTTCTTGGTCTACGTTTGCTTTTTTAGCAAGAGCATTCACTGTGCCCTTATACACACCGCCAGCGCCCAGGACTGTACGCCAATTCTTTGTCTGATAGTCCAAAAGCTGATGCAGAGCGGCATGGTCGCTTTTTGATATTTTAGCGTACAAGTCATCGCGTAAAGCATTTTGGGCTTTAACGACGTCGGTCGGATTTAGGACCATCTGACCACTGCTATCCGCAGTAAAATATGTGCCGATGTACGCGGATACTAGCGAGCCTACGTGACCATCGGCAGCTTTTATGGTACGGGCTGCCATTCCGTTTTGATCTGCGTTTTGTTGCGCACTGTCCAGTTGGGCTTGAGCAGCCCGCGTTCTTGCATCAATCTTGGTCCCAGCAAGTGCACCAGAAGATTGGATCTCCTGTACGTACATCTGACTATAGTTTTGGTGCAACCTTACCAAGTGGTTGTACATCTGCCGATCGTACGTAGAGCCTTCGATTGAAAGCTCTGACTCGATTTCAGCTAAGTCTGCTTGTACTTCCAGTACTTTTTGGTTGTATTCAGCGGCTTCTTTAGCAGTAAGACCGGTAAGTGGGTCCGGTAAGACCTGGGGTGCGCCAGCCGCACCCACAAGGGCGCCCTTCACTTGGCGTGCGCGTAGTTGTCCCTTTCGCCGTTTCAGCGCTGCTACATCTTGCTCAAACTGCGGATTTGCAGTGTACGGACGTTGCCATCGTCTTGCCATTTTACGGTCCTCTACGCTTGTGTTGCGCCACCTTGTACAGCGCCCTTACCGGTATTCGTCCACCTTTCTACCCTAGCTACGCGCTGTGCTTCCAGGGCAGAATAGTCAGCATCATTAGCGGCCTTTGCTGCCAATGCCCGCTGTGATTCTTCAGACCTAGCTAGTGGAGCAGTAGCTGCCGCCGCGCCTTGTGCAATGGTAGCCCCTTGGTCCAGAGCTGCTGCAGGATTGTCTGAGCCAGCCATCGCCCCAGACAAAGCGGCGTATGCGGCTTCGCCAGCATCCACTTTGTCTTGCCGAATCTTTGCCTCGTCTGCTTTCCCAGAATCTGGGTGTAGCATGGCAGAGATGACTTGCTTTTCTTTTTCTTTCCGAGCTTGCCTTAGGCTTCCGAGTGCACCTTCGCTGGCCAGCTTTTCCCGCTTTGCAGTTTTCTTCTGCCGACGCCCGATTCGGCCCGAGCCCCAGTCGTCGTCCAGTTCGTATGCCATGCCTACTCCTACTTGAAGTAAATGTACTTCATGTTCCGTATTCTAATACGGGCGGTGTTTTGGTTCAAAAAACAAGCCACATGTGCTGTGTGCCAGCCCGATGTGAGGTTGGTCTTGGTTACGTGACCACTCCAAATTCTGTCTCTATTTAGATATCTGGTCGCGCTTACTCGCCCTTCCGGTAGCACCCTAAACTGCCTGTTCTGCAGAGCATCGTCTATGTACATCTTCAGCTCAAGCTGTTTCCCGTCTCCGTATACTAGGCCACCTGCAAACGTAATTTGCCACGTCAGTATGCACACAGACGGGGCATAGGGCAGGAAAAACGAAATACCACACCCAGGTATGGGCTGGTAAGCACCATCGTCTGCGTTGTCGTCTGGGAATGTACTGGGCACATAGTCCAGGTTTCCCGTAGTCCCTACCATGCGGCCTTTTGCAAGGCTGTTGGGACGGATCATTCTATTTGAGACTGCCCAAGTGTCTTTATTGTCTGAATCCAGGTACCCGTTTACCGCAGAAAAACTGGTTATGGCGCTATCGTCATTGTAGAAATTATCTGCAACATCGTCTGCGGAAATGGCTGTGCCTGTGACGAATGTATTTAGGGCAGTGATTTTAGGCATCAGCTTCCCCCTGCGTATAGGCCGATGGCGGATATGTTACCCTGGTACAAGGTTACTTCTACATCTGCGATGCCCGAGGAGACACCGGCAGCAGATGTCGCTACGAGTAGCCTAACTGCGTCGATTGTCCGTGCACCCACGTCATCGGAAGTTATGAATGTCCTAATGGCAAGGTCTTTTTTCGGACCTTCCTGTGCGCCCCCTGTTACTGTTCTGCGTTCTGCTGCGACGAAACGCTCACTTCTGTCTATGTCCATCCAAACGCCAGTAATAGCGTAGCGTACTTGTATTTTGAACACAGCATAGAACAAGTGGCTTTGCACTCCACCAGTTGCATCTTGTATGTCCCATATATGTATGTTCGCAAGAACCAGAACACCTCGATCGGTGGTTAGCTCTACGTTGGACGAAAAAGTAGTTGTAAGCTCATCTGTGCCATCGTGGACAATAGCCCAGCCTGTCCCTGTGCGTACACCAGATGCAAGTACGGTAGTACCGGACATACCTTCGTAGTTGTTTGTGTAGACGTGCAAAGCAGCACCTACCGTTTGGGTGCCAGTGCCGGTAACCATGCTTGGAAGGTGAGCATGGTGCATGCCATTTCTTTGTACTGAGCTGGCATCCAGCGCATTGATCTCGTCTTTAACACCCGTAAACTTAGCGTTAAGCGAAGCCGCAGTTATGGCTTCTCCCTCTTCTATATTGGAGAAATTAGTAGTCATCAGCGCATTTCCACTAAGATCAGTTCACGGTTGAAAATTTGGCAGGCTTTCGTCGAGGAGTCGAACGTTGTGTAGTCTTCGTCTGCGACAAGCTTTGCGATGAGGCTAAACGTATTTTCCCCAGGCACTACAGGTACCACAGCGTCTAGCGAGAATCCGTGGGCGTTTGTGTACATGCCTTCTCCGGTCAAATCGTTAGATCTGTCTGTACATCCGGTAGCTGTTTCTGCTATTTGATTGCCGTTAATGGCAAGACAGTACTGAAAAGAAGCTTCGGTGGGGTTGAGGCCCATATAGAAATTCTGGAAAGAAGCCAGTACCCAGACCAGCGATGAGTCTGTGGTGATTTTCTTCTCGATTATGGTTGTCCATTCACGGCTATTACTGATCTGCACATGGTTGGTCGGACTGCTCGATGCCGCAGTATGATAATCCATGCCGTGGTCTACCTTTTGGTAGACATTGTAAATTCTGATCGCAGCAGACTCTCCGACATCGTTTTTATCGGTAATCGCATTTTCAGCCCAATTGTGTTCTCCGAGATTTCCTTCAATCTCGTTGACTACTTGTCGAAAATTGTGGTTTACCGATTCTAGGTCTGCGGGATACCCCGCTTTATCCCTGTACTTTGGGAAGTATTGTGCCATCAGGGCATCCTAAATCTTGCGCCCATTTTGGGCTCTTCGTCAATCATCATACCAAGAAATTCGCAGCGAGAATTTGTGGTAATTACAATTTTATAAACTTCGCAAGACGGGATGTCGATATCTACCCGTTTCCAGTAAGGGCGCCTGCGGACCCACTCGCTGCCGTCTCCCCATTTTGCAGTGCCCCATTGCGGTGGGATATCTTCTGGAGAAAATAGCGTGGCATTCGCGGTGTCTGTGTAAATTGCTTCGCTGCCCATTCTCCAGTCTCGATACACCTTGATCGTTGCGGAAGAATTCGCAGTTTCTCGGAAGCACAAGTAAACCGTCTTAGCTGTCTTGCGGTTACTTGACATTGCCCATTCGATCCAAGAAGTTTCGATCGTGGCAGTCGGAGCTGCTGGTTCATGTGAAGACACTTCGTGGTCTAATACCCAAATTCCATTGTCTTCCGTGCCACTGTTGTCTGCGACTTTGCCCGCTGCTACCAGCATCTTCCTGTGGTCATTAGTCACGCACACTGACATCACTGTCTCGTGAATACGCCTACGCCAACCATCTTGGATTGGGCTATACACGAAACACATGTTGTTACCGATCTTGCTGTAGTTATCTACGTTTACCCAGCATCGGTATTCTTTCGACACAGGGTCCACTACGGCACAGGCTTGCTTGGCCCTGACGGGGTTTATTTTCTGCACTAGATGGGTGATTTCATTACTCAGGAGAAACACTGCCCCGTCTTTGTACTGAAAGAAGCCCTCCCGGCCTAGCCATACAGTGCTTCCGTCTGGCAAATCAGCGAAAGAACTGGGTGCAACGCAGCCGAAGAATCGATCGACTGTGCTTGTTTTGAACCCGTCTCCGTCTGAGTTTTGCGTAATCAGGAACGTAGACGAAGCAGTGAACACAAGTAGGCCGTCCCCGGTGTTCCACAGTCCGGTTACTTCTCCACCGGCAGGGTCTGGGTAGATTTCAGTGCCGTCCTCAAAAGTGCCAAATCGCCCAGGCAGTGAGGGGATGACTTTTGCCGGATCGTCTTTCGTGTTGGCAATCCACAGTCGGCCCATTGCCAATCTGCATAGCTTGAAAATCGGTACTGGTATGGCTTCTAATGGGCGTGCCAGTAGGAAAGCATCCGGTACGTTATCCGGCATAGATGTGGCTGAGTTGTCTGGTATTGTGGCGTACAGCCCGAAGGAACCTGCACCTACGTTACCGGGTACAACAAACAGGTCATCCGTACCGCTGTTCTTAGTGTCGCGCGTGCGTAACAGTAGGCGTCCAGTAGTCCCTTCTCTACCTCTAGCTAGATTGCCCCAGTACACCTGTTTCTGGACTTGGCCTGCTGTGTCCCCTTCCGTGTCCACTGATTGTTGGTGAAAGTGTACGCCGTTGGACCGCTGGGAAATAGGAGACAGGTTCCCAAACATATCTACCCACTGCACAGCAGCTTGGTACATTCCTTCCAGCAGGTACGATTTCCCGTCTCCTACCCCTAAAGGTTGTACGACAATGGTGCCCAGTCTGCCATATCCCCAATCTTTGTGCAGGGTGTAGCCCGCTGAAGCTCTGTCAATTGAGTAGCCCTTGGCGTTGGGGCTAGCGTCTGCAACAGTTTCCGGCCCATAGCCCAGAGGGGTTGCGGGAGCTGAATCGTAGCCCAAGGGTGTTGTTACTTCCCCATTGCAAATGTAGGCTCTGCCGTTTTGGGGTACGATCACAACGCCCTTTGGGGTCCGCTCAAACTGCGTAGGGAATTGCGGAGAAGGGTCATCCACTAGATCTACGGTGATTTGAGGGTTCGTAGACGCCTCTCCGATAATTTCATACCAGGGGTCGGAAGGCTTCCAGCCTTGGAAGATGGCGATGTTGGAGCCGCTGTGTACGATCAGCACATCTTGTGCGGTGCTCTCAAAATATGCGTGAAAGACACCATGCATCCTGCCATATAGAGTAGGCCAGCTATAGGTATAGCCACCAGTATCCTGATCGTAGGTAGCTATTTTTGGCACTAATGGCGCGGGACCGTGTACAGAGGCTAGAGTGCCCTCTGGAGTATCGACAAAATTTTCTATTCTTGCGGCAACTTCTGACGGCGTAATAAGCCGCCCGGTTTCATTCCGAAGAATAAGGGGCGGTGTGGTGTCTCTACCTTTACCAAAGCCCCCCATTGTTCACTCCAGTGCCTTACTTGGAGCAGGTACTTACATGCTTCTCAAAGGACTTTTCGTACTTGTAAACCTTATCGCATTTGGGGCAGGCGTGCCCTTCCGTTGCGGTCATCGCCACATCGATGGCAGCGTTTAGGTCATCTTGGGCAACCACCTGCATACCTGCCGTGACAATATCCAAGTGTGTGGCGCCCTGCTCATTAAGCTTTTCTACGACACGCTGCGCAACCTTTTCGATAATGCTTTCCAAGTTATCCTTGGTCAATGCATAAACGGGTTCCCACTCTTTTAGCGGATTGTTCTTATGGTTAATGAACTCTTGGCCCTGTCCAGGGCGTAGGAACATGGCCTTCCAGTACCCGTTTTCGTCTTCGGACATTGTTCTAACAACAGCAATATCCACCTTGCCTTGTTCGCTTGTCTTGCGGTAATACAGGACATTGGGATCAGGGGCAGGATCTTTGCGATATCGGTGCGGTCCGTACATTAACTATTCTCCGTGAATCTGACTCGCGACTCCCGCACAGGTCTGCGCACTCTGGCGGCCTTCTTCTTGGGGCGCAAGCGCTGCATGTTACCATACCGCTTGCTAATCGTGGTCATTAGGTTTTCGTAGCTGGAGCGTGCAACTCCTGCCATCTCTGGGTTGCCCTGCGCTTCGTATAGCATGACAAGGATACGCTCGATCAGCGCATCGATGGCTTCTACGTGCAGTCTGGGCGTGTCTTGATCGTGCACCAACGGTGCTGGTCTGCGCAACGCTCGGATATCGATCTCGTAACGATCGTCTGGCATAGGCCAAAATCGAACAGAACGGTACCCATGCGTTGTCTTCAGCCGGTGATTGTAGGCGGGTATCTCTGAGCCGTCGTGCTCATACACTTGCGCGGACCCATTTACTTCTGCCAGCAAGTGGAACACTTCAGATGATTCGATATTTGGTGTATAGCCAACACCACCAACTGGGCTAGACGAGTACCTACGTACGTAAATACGCTTTCTAAGCCCAGATCTGCCTTTTCGGATTGCGTCCACAATAGCGCTACTAGAGGAGTCATACTTGCGGTAGTAATCCAAGATATGGTCTACGTTCGGCAGCTCAACTTTGATAACGGTAAAGGGAGAGGCGCCTGGGTATTCCACTGTAGACGACACTGGGGAAGGGGCGCTTTCCCAAAGAGGCTCGGACAGATTATTGCTGTTTTTTACCTCGGAATCCCTCTTCCCCCACACATAGGTGTAGCAGTAGTCGAATTTGCCCGCTGGGTCTGGGCCTAGCCAACCGACTGCGTGCACTCCGTCCAGGGATGCGGTGGGGGCAATCGTAGGCGTATCAATTTGGAAATGCTTGCCTCTGAAAATACGGTAGGGACGCCCTGTTTCGTTACCCCGATAGTCCAAGTACTCGTACCGTTCCATGTCGTACTGAGTGGTGACTTGGAGTGGGTAGTGGGTATTGGAGAACAGGTGGGCGGATCGGATGTCGATCAAGTCTGACGGCAGGTAATACTCTGACGTGAAGATACGGTATTTCATACCGGTATCTGACGTGTTGTCCCAGGGCAGATCAATGGTGAATCTGTCAACGGTGTCGGAGCCCACTATTTGGGACCAAACTTCTCTAATTCGCCTGCGAATTACAGTTCCATCTGACTTCTCTACCTCTACCATCCTCCCATCCCAGGTTCCGTCAGTCGTCCAGGTGGCGTGGTCAGATGCGGTAGATGTAGCGTACGTACGCTCTAATACGTACTCGTCACCAGAGTTTACGGATAGCCTGTCAGTTGACGTGCCCGTTGTCTGTGTAACGTCTGGTGCTGTGACGATTTTAATCTCGTCTTCAAAAAACAAGAACGGGGCTTCCAGCGATAAAAGCTGGTAAGCCCTGTTGATGAAGCGATCCACCTTAGCCTTGAACTCGGTAGACTGGTTGGGGTTCCAGTCTACCTGTTCAAGAACTCGGGTACGGATCTCTCCCTTGTTCACTCGGCTATCCCATGCAATTGATGAAACAATTACCGGTAGCGCCAGCGGAGATACCTGCCGTAGCAATGCCGAAGACGGCACTGGTAACGGCGGCAGCGTCATCTGCGGTGCCTACGGCATCCCCTACGATGAGGCCCGTATCTGCGCTAAGGTCGCCTGTATCAGCGAGCACTGAGCCTAGTCCTCTGCGGAGAATGAATCCGTAAGAGTTCTGGGCAATAGCGTGCTGAGCGACACCGACAACTCGGCTAGCATGAGTGTTAGCTGGGGACTTTTGTACAACATAAGTTGTAGCGCCATCACCGAACGAAAGTACGCTACCCACTACAGCGGCTGCTCCGGTCATCTGGACATAGATCCAGACCTTTTCACCGGCATTGCCATCATCAGCGGGTTGGTGGTAGCAAAATCCTAGTGGAAGTTTTGCGGAAGTATCAACGTCAGTGACGCTGATACCCATGGTACGAGATGCTGCTCCCATAATAGCCTCCTAAGCGTTGGCAGTGCCGTCAACGACACCATTAGCGTTAAGACGATCACAGTACATCTGCATGGAGAGAACGATCTCCCACTCCCAGGCATCCTGTCCAGGAACCTTGGTAGGACCGCGCATAGCGAAGTCACCGCGAGTTTCCATTCCAGAATCTTCACCCTGAGTGTAGATGTGCCAAGAATCAGACTTCAGGAAGTAGATAACACCATTTCGACTAGTGAAGGTCGAAGCGCTGGTATCAAGCTCGGGCTCTACATAGAACTCGGCTTCCTGGAACATAAGTCCCTGACGAACACCGCGACCCTTCTCACCATCAAAGCGAGCTTGGTAACGGACCTGATCGTCCAGATCATCGTAGTAGTTGTTGAAGGATGCGATGTCTCCGATCATAAGATCGCAAGGTCCACCTGACTTACCCTGAAGGGAAGCATCCCAGTACACTCGGCGCATCTGCTTACGGCCATTGGTCGCGAAGCTGGATACCTGCTGATACTGGTTAAACCAACCAGTAGTAGCACCGCTAGTAGCACCTTCCTTAGCCAAACCAAGGACTGTCTCGTTCTGAGCGCTTGCAGCGGCAAAGTCGAGGATACCGTTAACGGAAGAGCCCTGAGGGTTGAAGGTGGTGTCACCATTGAGGGTGAGGAAACCGTCAACATTGTCGCTAGAACCGGCACCGGTCACAAGCTGCTTAACGATCTGCTCGTGGAACTCCATCAGAGCGGCTTCGGGATAGACCTTGATCAGACGAGCAATTGCAGTCTCGCCAGATGCTTCGGCCAAGTCCTTGCCGGGAATGATGTAGCTGTAAATCATACGTGGGCAGTAGATCTGACCACGAGCACCGACAGTCCGACGAGTCGAGCTGTAGATTTCAGAGCCAGTATCAATGCGAGTCACCTGACCGGGACCATTGGTCACGACGGGGAACTCTAGGTAGGGACCACCCTGCGTATTGCGTTCGATATTACCCTTAAGGATAATCTTATCGAGAACTGGGTGGTGCTGATAGAACTGTTCAGTCCATTCGGGAATTAGCTTGTTCTGAGCAAAATTCAGAACGTCAGCATTTGTGGGCATGACTTTCTCCAATCATCAGGTAAGCCTGTTTTTGGCAGACCAATTAACTGCCTCGCGGGCAGCACTTAATCTAGCTTCTCGCGGATTGCGAGGAGCCTGGGCTCCCCGTACACTTGCCGGATTGTTCCTATTCTCAGCACCCGATGTCAACTGAGCCGCTGGCCTTGGTGCTCGCTTACGCTTGCCGGCCTTCATCAGGGCATGCTCTACAGCTACTTCTGAGGGTGTTCCCTTCGATCGTAGTGCATTTGCAATTTCGATAGTCTTTTCGTTCTGACCTACGAGTCTAGCTGCTGCATCTGGATCCCATCCCGCATCTAGCAATCCGCCAAGCTGTTCACGCTTATTTTCTGACTTGAAAATATGCGCGTGCTTCTTCTTGTACTGCTCTGCGTATTCTGCTGCTTGCGCGTCAACTTCGGCTTCAACATATTCCTTGAATTGATCAAATTCGCTTTGAAGACTGCCCATTTCGTTTTTTAGGCGTTCGTTTTCGGCCGTATACTGGCCCAAACGAGGATCTTCGGCGCCTCCTAGAATACTACGGAGCAAGTCCCTTTCTTCTTGGATTTCAATTTGCGTCTTTTTCAGGGCTTCCAGATCAGCACGCTCGGTGTCAAACGCCTTGCGCTGTTCCGCTAGATCTTGGAATTTTTTGGTGTAGCCGCTTTCTAACTGCTTGTGCAGAAAGCCTACAGGTTCACGCAAAATTTCAGGCAGGACATCCATGTTCCCATCCCAAACAGATGCGTCGAAACCCGAAAGCGGGTCGGGGGTTGTTGCAGACAGCCTCTCTTCAGCGGAACTGCCACCGAGTGCTGTGTGGTTATCCGGCGATGCCGGGTTTGATTCAGGAGACTCCACAGACGTTTCGGCCGTACTGGTGCTAACCTCACTGGTAGCGGGTGCGGCTTCGGCGGCAGGGCTGGTCGTTCCTTCTTCCATCAATGTAATCCTATACTAAATCGTAAACTCTTTGGCGCTTTTTTTTCTGCAAAAGCCCATGCCCTGCTGCTTCTGCTAACTCGCCATGCTTAACCGTGCCGGGAACCGGTGAATCGCCAATAGTGGGTGCAGCTTCGGCCTTAGTCCCTAGTTTTAACTCAGGAGAGTGATGCTCCTGCGTCAGGGTGTTTTTGGCTGCGCTTTTGCCGAAATCTTTTAGCATTTGCTTAGTTTCCGGCTCTTTCAGCGCCTCCCGCAGCTTACTAGTTTTTGCTTCTGGGGTTGGCGCTAAAAACGTACTCGGGTCCGCTAGTAGATTAGGGTCTGCTGTAATCGGAGCAGGTTTTTGCAAACCTTGGATTTTTGTGCCAGAAGGTGCAGTCATGCCCCCCTTCGCAGCGCCCTTAGCCACATTTAGGCCAGACATTCCAGCGTTACCTGCCGTGGGAAGACTGGCAACGGAACCGAGGCCAGCACCAGCACCAGCGGCACCGGCACCGGCACCGGCAGCACCGGCACCGGCAGCGGAACTGCCAGCCAGCGCCAAGCCGCCGCTACCAGCGCCTACGCTTGCCATAAACGGCGCAAGGGCAGCAAGAGCCACTAGACTCTACCCATCTCGGTAGCGGCCTTATCCTTCTTGTCCTTGTCGAACTGCAAAGCGGCTTGCACTGCGGAGATACGGCTATCTTGGCCTGGATTTCCACTTTCTGGTGGTGGCATCATTTCGCCGCCAGCTTCCGGTGGTGGCCCCATAGCCATGCCCATACCCATGTCGCCTTCCGGTGGAAGCGGGGGCATTTCGCCTTCCATGCCCATCTCATCTTCCATACCTTCGGGGGGCATACCCTCTTCGGCTTCGCCACCTTCTTCTCCAGCAACATGCCCACGGGCAGACAGTTCGTCGTACATGGCGTTGCCGTCCAAACCTTGGGCGATCAGCTCGTCCAGAGCCGCAACAATTTCTTCTCGGTATCCTTCTAGAGGCATTTTATTCTCCGGTTATCCGACTGGATCACGCAGGTTTCTTTGGTTTTTAAGGGCAGATTGCGCTGCCTGGAGTCTTCGATCGGCGTAAGTTGAACCTTCTAGCTCGCCCGTACCCGTCATTGTATCTTCTTGCGGGACTTCATCTGCCAGCTCTTCTTCCGCCAGCATTTCCCCTTCGGGCGTTTGGGGTCCACCTAGCTTTTCCTGGATCTTAGGCAACAGGGATTCTAGCTGCCCCTGCGCTTCCGAATACAATTGGCTGGTGGTTAATGCCATTTGGCCCCCTACGATGCTGCCGTAGTCTTAGCAGATGCAGTCTTTTTTGTCATGTCGCTTTTGTATTCCTGGACGCTTTTGTATCCATGTGAGTTCAATACGTCATGCTGCCTTTGTTTTATCGACATATTGAAATCGGTGTCTTCTTTCGAGCCCTTTTCCACTGCGATAGCCTTCGGGTGCGCTTTTAGCCATGCACGCTTTTCGGCATTGCTTTCCCAGCGCGTGCCCAGTTGGGTGCTGACCTCTGCATTTGAAAATACGATGCCGTGGGTAGGCACTGCTGCTACGATTACACGTACTTTCGCACCACAATCAGGGCAAATGTCGTGCTCTTGGTGCCTTTGGAGTACTTCTCTTACCCCACAGTTTGGGCAATCGTGATCATATGCCAGCATTCTAAGCCTTCCTGTTTGCTTCTTCGCGGTTGTATTTACGGCTAACTACACGCAGATTATCTTCGGAATTATCCATCGGATTACCATTTACGTGGTGCACTTCTTTCCCGTCTCCTTTGCTTACTCGCCCTTCTCGCTGCGCTTTTCTGCGAGCTGCGTTGCGCTTAGCTCGGGCTCTTATATCTTCGATGGAAGACTGGAATTTTCTGTATTCTTCTTTGTAATTACGCTTAGCCATTACATCATACCGGGTGGTCCACCCATACCCGGTGGGGCGGGGGTGGGACTGCCGGCGCCCCCTTCCATTGCGCCCACTGCGCCTGTCGGTACATCGCTAGCCCCTGGTGGCATACCGCCGGTAGCGATCGTGTCTTCACCGCCCCCTCCCTGGGCCATAGCTTGCATACCTTGGGCTTGAGCCTGCATTGCGCGTACTTCTGCCATTTGCTTTTCTTTTAGCTCTTCTTCGGAAATCAGCACATCGTCCCCAATGTCTAGTAGATCTAGAATGTGGGAATGTAGACGGCGTTGGTCGATGTGCTCGCTGACCGCCAAAAATTCCAAAAATTGGATAATCTTTTTGACTTGGGCCGCTTTGCTGTTTTCCGTGGGGCTGTACGGTACGATTTCGTAGTCTACCGCAAGAGGCTCTTCTACAATCCCACCAGAAGCTTTAATTTCTTCCGCAATTTCTGGGCTTCTGGCCATCAGGTGTGCCCGAGAAACTACGAATGTTTCTCGATCTCCGGTAAGTCGTACCGGAATTTCACTCTCTGGCTCTAGATATTCTTCGTAAAGGCCAATGATGGCTTTTGCCATGTGCCGAATTACGCCATTGATCATTTTTGTGCGGCGGCCGAGGCGTGTTCGCATCGCCGAATCTACCAAAGCTAATTCTGTTGCCACGTCTGCAGTACCCGCAACACCGCGAGCATAGTCGGGGATGCCCAGGACAAACTGGACTGTCGCTTCAATGCGTTCACGGATTGTCGCAAATTCCGGGGCCAAATTACTGGTAGGAGTATTGGACAAAATTTCGGATAACGGAGCTGCGTTTCTGCCCTGAAGGCGCACAACATCACCGGGACTGGTCGCAGAGGCCACTTGATCCACGAAATCTTCGGGATTATCGCACAAAGCTTCGTTAATTACGGTGACCGGAATGCTTGATTGGGCATGGCGTAATTCCAGTGTATCAAGCTCATTTAGGCGCCTTTGCTGGCGTTCCACGAGTTGGCTGTCTGCCAATCCACCGATATCTGCCAGATTATCGGTAAAAACGAGTGGCTTAAAGGGATTCCGTACAAAAACATAGGGCAGCTCTCCCGCAAACAGTGGCTCTTCTTCGTCCTCCAGCATGTGGTAGTACTTGTCTTCCGTAAAATCGTAGACTTCGTACACGACTACCCATTCAAATACGTTTTTGACTTCCTTGTTCAGATTTGCGGTAGTCCCTTCCTTGTCTTGTAGCCATTTTGGGAAGGAGCCCAGTTGGGCTTTACGTGCGATAACCGGGTCATACTGCAGCCCCTGCTGGCCTTTATTATCTTCCGTTCTTGCGAAGAATTCGGCCTTGGTCAGGGTAGTGACCTCAACAGCGTATCTAATATCGTCCCATCTGGAGGCAGACATGTCGTAGAAAAAATACCGAGGGTCTAGGACCACAAAATCTGGCCGATCGAGCGTAAAATTCCAGACTGCTTTGACGATAGACCGCCCGTATACGCTGGTCAGTGTGCCCATCTTCCACAGAACTTCGTGGGCGTCGGAGCGGTACAGGATGTCGTTGATCAACGCTTCGCGGTACTTGGCCGCTAGCTTAGCCTGCTCCCCGCTCTTCCTAGCTGCTGCCGTCACTCTAGGCGTTGGTGGTGTTACACTTGCGACCATCGTATCGCAAAATGCGTAGAGATAATTGTTTTCCACTAGAAGCGGATCATCGCCTTCCGCTGCCTGATCACCCCAAAACTCAGACCGATACCAAGCCCTCCACTTGTCCCAAGTAGCGTGCTCTTTTTGCGCTTTTGAAATATGCGCAGAAATAATAGATTTGAATGTTTTTGGGTCTAACGACACGAATCACACCTGAATAAGGATGCGGGTAGTGACAGCACTAGTCGGGCCTGTGTTTCCGGCAGTTCCAGGTAGGGTGACTGCCCAGAGTGTGATCCTATCTGCAAAGCTTACGCCCTGCGGAAACGCATACGTAATGGAAGAGGACGCGGGAGCCATCAACACCATATCGGGCACAGTCGTGCCGGGAGTCGTATTGGATGTGTCCGTAGTGTGCAGCTTCACATACGTAGCTGCCGAGTTTGCCGTGTTGTTAATCTCGACGGACCGGATCACTGAAGCACCCGTATAGACTTCATCCTCAGTCTCATCACAGTCTGTATTGATTACGGTACGATTGGACGCTGGCGTCCCATGGGTAACAATGGATACTGCCATGTCTGCCTCTATGTATGCACGATGTAATAGTTAAGATCGCTTCCGGGTGCCCCTGTGCCTGCGGTACCTCCGCTAGAGGACGTAGCGTAGATTGAAACACCGGTATCAAAAGTGATGCCACCTGGAATCTCAAAAGTAATGTTCTTCTCGTCAGCATCGCACTTCAGTACGATATCTGGCGGTGTCGTACCTGCCGTCACGCTGGTTTGGTTGTAGAACTTTACAAAATTGATTTGAGAGCCATTAGCATCGTTGTCCAACGTAATGCTGTAAATCGTAGCAGCACCGCCGAGGATATTCTCCAAAGCGGTGTTGGTAATGGTCCCACGGGTGACCTTATACGTCATTCCCGTGTTTGCGGGACTGGTAAAGACTGCTGAAGCCATTTGGCCCTCCGAGATGCTGGAATCTTAATCGAATTCGGCCTTAAAGCCAATACTTCTTCCGATTCCTCTTGTTTTTGTCTTTGTGAAGCTGTAACCGCTCTTTGTACGTGTATGGCCGCAATTCTATGATATTTGCATCAGGATCCGAAAACCCTGGCTTAGATCGGCGCGGAAGATCCCTTGCACCGATAATTGACATCATTAGGGCGCTAACTTTGTCCCAGTGATGCCGTTCTCTGCGTTTTCGGTTGGCCTCGCCTCTTGCGATCTCCGAACTGGGGCCTTCTTCGATGTGTTTGTCGTTTTTGTACGACATAAGCTGTTCAACAGTATTTTCATCGTTAAGCTCAAGATCATCAAGAAGAGCATCGATTGTGTAGCCCAACATTTGGTCTAGAGACTTGCCCGTGGTGGTGAAGCCGGGTCTGCGGGCCTTTTCGTAGTAGAGATTGCGATAATCCCACTCCCGCAAGAGGCTCAGCACTGCTTGCCCAACACCATTGGATTCTACAACGATCCTAGCGTTGTTATACCGCTCACCAACCTCCATTAGCTTCCGCGTGAAGATAATCGGGTCTACGTGTGCCGCATATGTGGCTACTTGGGTCCATTCCCCGTCATACACTTTCAAAACCTGAAAAGCGGCATGATCTCGGGCGGCGTGACCACAGGGGTCGGCCCCGATTGCGTAAATTGCGCCTTCTTGTGGTTTTTCGTACTCCATATACGGCTCTTTCCATGGAGTAAGCTCTTTGTTCCGGTGCCTCTCCAGAGCATGGGACGGAATTGCGGCATTTGCGGCTGCAATCCAACAACTCAGATCGTCAAACGGGTAGAAAACCGGAAACAGGTCTGGCCTACGCCTGAGCTGCTGGTCAGTGGACAATAGAAAGCGGCGGAAGGCCAAATGTTCTTTTGTCAGCCCTTCTTTTTGGTATCGATTCATGAAATCGATTTCTTCGTTTTCTAATTTCCAGGATTTGTCCCAAGCACGCCTATTTAGAGCCCCATCCCAGAAGGGATAGAACTTAGCCATGTTTCGACCATTACCGGCTTTCGCTTCTAGGTAATGATGATGCCAATCTGAATTGGCTTCCCAGGGCGTACTCTCAAAAATCGCAATTGCGTTGTCTCGATTAACGAGAGAGGGCCAGATTAGGAACATGCTGCCCGAAAAGTCATCCCAGAACGGACACTCAGATGCGTGAAAGGAGTCAGGGCTCTGCCCAATACCCACTGCCCCAGATTCTGCGGAAAGGACACGCATTTTGCCGCCCTGCATGGGCTTAAAGCTCAACTGCCTACTTTCTCGGGAATGTACCGTTGGGCTTCTTACGTCACCGGGCCATTTTTGGTGCAGGTGGTGAACACGTCGATGCAGATACTCCGCACGCGCAGCGTTATCCGCAATACAAACATGGTCCCAACCAGGATTATACGCAGCTAGTGGATAGCACCCGTACTCAACACTGAGGGATTTACCCATCTGACGCGCAGTCAAAATAGTCAGAAACTTATTCTGATTATCCGAAGTCTGCGGTGGATTGGACAGGTAATCTAACACGTCCGTCTGCATCGTGGCAGTGATTCGCTTCGGATCGTAAGGAATAAACTGACTTGTCTTCTGGTCGTGCACTTGCCCAAAGGCAGGTAGTGACTTGGCAGGATCCCGAAGGAAATTAAGAACCTGCTTCGGGGACGGTTTAGGCGGCATTTATCCGATCTGCTTCATGGGCATAGTCTTGATCGCCTCTTCCCATTCCGCCTCTGTGGGCTCGGGTACATCCATCACTTTGGGCTTCTCGGTACCTGCGATCTGCACTAGCTGGGCGATAATGTTGGTGCTACTTGAGCTATCGTCCGATTGCTGCGCCTGGATTCCCGTGTACATCAGCTCGGCCCACTGCCGCAGCTCCCGCGCAGTCGTTGTCCCAATCTCCTTCCTAAGAAGAGCGCCACCGATTTCCGCAGCCAGATCTACTACATCGTTAAGCGAACGGATCCGCCCCTGCTGCAATAGCGCAAGTGCGTCATACGGAACTGGCATCTCTTCTTTTGCCATTACTTCTCCTTAGGTAGTCCCCGTCCAGGGCTGATCGGACTTCTTTCTCGGGGCTTGTAGTCCCGTCGCTCTGTTTCTGGGTTTCTTTGCTCTCGATCTACTTGCCTGCCGCCACCTGTTATTTCTGTTCCCTCCTCGCGCTCTCTCCAAGATTTTCCCCCCGGCTGAGCGGGAGCGGCGGATACTGCTATGATGGCATCTCTCTGCTCTGGTGTGAGTCCTTCCCATATAGCTTGCCGATCTTGCGGATCAGCGTCTGGCATGAAATCTGGAGGTGGCTTCTCGTCGGATCCCCTCTCCGGTGCCGCCTCCTGCCCCCTTTCGTCTGTTCCTACAAACCCTTCGCGATCCCATTTTGCGGCATCATCGCCTAGGCGCTTCTTGAAGTCCATGTGGTAAAGCTCTTCGCCCGGCCTGCTCTTTTTTCCTTGGTGTTTGGCCTTGCCTTTGGATTCTGTGTCCGCAGGTGGAGTGGGATCGGCAGGGTCGCCCTTGTTCTCCTTTGCTTCTTCCCGACCTTCTGGAGGGAGAGTGCCGCTGGGATTCGCTATCTTTACCATTCCACCGTGGGGCGCGTTCTCTGCAAGGAACTTCATCGCATCCTTGATCACGTCATCGTACTTGCCCTTTCCATAGTCCCGGTTTTCCTTACCCAAGTACTTCTTATCGTCGGGACTCTCTTTCTCTTCGGCGGATTCTTTTGCCATAGCGTCGTTTCCTCTTACTCACAGTTTCTTGAGCACGTCTTGCGTATTTTGCCCAAGGGTGGTCTGGGTTTGCAATCCATTCCATCTTAGCGTGTTTTGACTGAAATACAATACCATCTGCATATAGCGGCCTATCCATTGGGTGCGCTACATAGCCTGACTGCAATGCTGCTTTGACTGCCGGGTGCCTTATTAGCTTATCCTGCGCATCCGTATATCTCCGCTTAGCGATACGCAACCCAGGCTTACGGGGCAAGGTCATGCCCTCCAACAAATACAGCGCAGCGGTAGCCATGTCGCGGTTTGTTACCATTGGCATAGGATCTATGCCTAGTGCCCAGAAGGCTAGCTTAGGAGTATCCATAATGTGGTTAATAGCTATTACTAACTGCTGCTCTGCATTCGGATCTTTTTTGCATAAGACGCTGCCCAAGATGTCAATAGGCATACCCATAAGCCACCACCTTAGCGTGGACAGGGCACATTTCTTATACATGGGCATATCTTGCGGAAACAATCCCCAGAAGTTTCTAGTCGGTTGTTGCAATATCGCACACGCCAACTCGTAGGGCGTAGGCGGATTATCCAGCCCCCATGCCGCTTTAGCCTTCGGCGGCCAGTCTTCAGGCGCTACCAGGAACTCGCTGTTTTCCCCGAATACCGCTTCCGCTATATCATGATCACTCCATAGCAACTTACGGATGGCTAATATCTTCTTAGCCGCATGGGCTAAGCTGGCCGGGTACCCACCCTGCAATATCGGCACTTCCACATTTACTGCTACAGCCACATCCACAGCCTTGATTCCGAACACCCTAGCCGTGGTCCGGTTTGCCTTAGTGTGCAGCAGCCAATGTCCTAGTCCCCCGCTGTTGGTGCAACATATGTCGAATTCGCTGATATTAGGCATTGTACCTACGTTATGGGCAAAAGTGATTTAGCAAAAATGGTTTGCATGTCAATGAGACTCCATATACTAATACGGCAACGGCAAAAAAAGGGGATGCCTTGAGTTGAGCCGAAAGAATTGAGGCGAGACGAAAGGCTACGCTGGCAGGATCGCTACGACGAAGTCGGATCGTCACTGCAAGAGCGGGTTGTGCCCGAGCGAAGCGAGGCATAGCACAAGACCGGCACGAGGAACGAGTGTCCTTCTCCAGCGACGTAGTAATCCCCGTCTAGGCTTACGGGTTCCGTAAGGGGGAGGACGAGGAGCTAGCGACGAGGACGGTGGACGCTTGCTCTCCCCGGAGACTGCAACGCGATAACGCGTTGTCCTTCAGCGCAACTTGTTGCGCTACCGAGCGAGCGAAGCGAGCGAGGCGCCGGCGGCGGCCTAGGCTTCGCGGCGTAGCGCTAGGGAGCGAGCCCAACGGGGCGAGCGTTACGCGGCTGGTGATAGTGGCTGGTGGGTGGGTGGGTTGCATTGCATCCTCTGGGGTAGGGCTAGACCGCTAGCCGGTGAAGACTAGCGGCCTAGCGTTAGGGCTCTACAGGTGGCGCGTCCACATGAAGTGACAGGCTAGGGCCTGTACCGCTAGCAGGGCTAGCAGTACGGGCGTCCGGATAAGGACGAAACCTAGCACCTCGGTGCGCCAGTCGTAGCGCTCGTGGGCTATCGCTCGGTGGGTGTCCTTCAGTCCTTGCCAGTAGGCAGCTAGCAGAAGACTGCTAGCCGCCAGGGCGCACACTGTGACGCTCACCAGAGCGAAGAGGTCCCAAGCGTCGCCGGTGCCGGTGCCGCTCATGCTGCCACCTCGCGGCTGCGCTCGTCCTTCCATGCCTGCGCGATGGCGTCCGCTTCGCTCATGTCCTCGTCTTCCACTAGACCGCTAGCGTTGCGGTACATGCGCTTGATGCGCTTGGCATCTACCTCTGGGGTGTCGTCCGTGCCGTTGTTGAGCATCGCATTGGCCATAGCGATAGCGTCCCGCACATTGTCGGTCGCCAGCGCTGTCCGCAGTGCCATGTCCTCGCAAGCTTGAACCCCGATGCCTTCGGCGTCTGGGTAGAGTTCCTGAGCCTTGAGCTGCGCAGCCTTACGGGCCTCTCCGTCATCGCTCCAGTTGTAGAGGTGTGAGAAGTCGACTTGTTGCAAACCTCCTACGGCTCCACAGGTAGGACAGCAAGCCTTGCGGCCCTCTTCCTTGTTCCAAAGCCACTGACTGTCGGCACCGTCTTCCTTCCCTACGCGTACGAGGCCGACCACATAGCCGGCAGCCTTAGACGAGACACCATTCTTCACGCGTTGCGCTATGGACCGAACCGGGATGGCTCGCGCTACGAGTTTGGTCCTGTCGTCTCCGAATAGGTCCGCATCGTTACGGGTGCTAGTGCTAGGGGCCTTGGCGCTAGGGGCGTTGGCTTTGCGGGTCTTGGTTGTCTTGGTAGTCATCACTTTCTCCGTTGTGTGATGTGTGAAATCCGGGGCACCGTGCCCCGGTCGGTCTGTGTGACCTACGGTCACTATAGCGTGTTAGGGCTGCGGATTTCAAGGGTTAGGCATCATTGTTACATTTCGTTACATATGGCCTGACCTAGGCCTAGCGGTCTAGGCTTAGAGGCCTAGCCTTAGGGCGTTATCATAATAGTTGTAATGTTAAGGTCGTTTCGAAAGGTCCGCAGCACAAGGCGGCCAGCGCCAGATCGGGCCGGGCCAGGCCTGGGATCAGCGGTCACGCCGGTTTAGTAGCTACGAGCAGCGGTTACGCCGCTTTGCTTCGCTGATGATAGTGAACTAAGAGCCTTAAGGTTTAATAGCCCAAGGTCTGGTGGCCTAACGTTAGATAAATCAGGCGCTCCACGTGGTGCACGCCCCAAAACCACCGTTACATTCATTGACACGACCATATCCCAGGTTCAACCTGCATTATCGGAGGGTCAGTCATTTAGGGCTATGAAACCCTAACCTAAACGGGCTAAGATGACCGTAGGTCATCGTTGATGACTTGGCGGAGCTATGTCTAGCTCCTTTGCTCTTTGGCATGGGCTGTTAAGCCCTTATAACTGTAGCAATCTTGTCGTGAGACACGTTGCTACTAACTTGTTTATCTCTTCGTTGGGGGGAGGTTGCATAGGCTTAGGCTTATGTAGCCTCCCCCACCTTTTCTACGTTGTAGTCCTGCTATCGGCTTTCGGTAGTAGGTCACACAATGGAGAAAACAATGGAAGATACAGACCTAAAACTCGTAATGACTGATCTCGGTCGTACTCAACAGATGCTTAGCTTCCCTGCTCTTATGGAGTTGGCCGCTGCTCTGGTCAAAGCGGCTAACGACTTTGTGGTGGAAGGCATCAAGGCTGATGACGTTAACGCTGTTCCTTTCGAGGAGCTTAGTTACAACGTCATTATGGCGCTCGCAACCCTTCGTGAGGAGAGGCCGCTACTGTTTGATGCCCTGGATAAGGATGTTGACGGTATGCTCTACAGTCACGCCTCTGCCCATGAGTTTGAGCTTATGCTGGCTAGAGTTGATTTAGAAGATACCGCACGGGAAGCCCTGATTACGGGTAAGGATCCGCACGGTATTGGACATTTCGCTGCGGGCCTCTATGCTACGGATGCAGAGGTTAACGAGGACGACGGTAAGCCTCAGTACATTGAGTGCGACGAGCAGTTCTCGCGTAGCCTTATGGACCAGTTGGCTAAGGACTTGCGTCCTACCTTCGATGACGAGGTACCGTTCTAATGGGCGTTAACTACTCGGAGGATTACCTTAGGATGTCGTTACTTTACGACGACTTTGAGGTAGTGCTCATTGATGGCAGTCCTGAGTATAAGTACACTAGTACTACGGATGATAGTGAGTACTACCTGCCTAAAGACGTGCATACTCGCAGACAGGCCATTCGAGCACGGATACTTCTAGGGTTACTTAACCCTATCCGGCCTGACTATATGAAGGTTTACGGTGGCTACGGCTGCCGTTGAATATAACGACAGGATGCTTCAGCTTAACGGCTGAAGCGTCTCACGGTGTATTCAACACCATAACAACAACGGAGAAAACAATGAAGAACTGCACTAACTGTTCCAGGCTGAGAGAGGAGCGGGATGACCTGCTGGAATCCGTGAAGGACCTGCTAGACCTGACCGAGTACGGAGACATAGACGGGATGGTCTGGGAGCTGGTTAACGATGGAGACGAGTGGGTCGTCGAGAGACTCAACCGAGCGCAGCGTTTAGTCGACAACGGAGGTGAGTGATGATCAATAAACACTGCGGTGAATACCAGACACTTATCCATGGTCGTCTCTGAGTGTAGCGCCAGATGCTTCAGCTTAGCGGTTGAAGCATCCCACGATACGCTCAGTATCACAACAACAACGGAGATAAGACAAATGCTACATAACAATAACTACCCACATGATGTGGTCGTACGTTCCTTTGCCATGGCTTTGCTAGTCCTTAGAGACAAGCTGCCTACTGGTATCGGAGCTTCGCCTCCCATGCTTTGGGGTGATGGTGGTCGCGGTAAGACTTCACTCGTTAAGTCTATCGCTACTAAGGTTAACGTTCCTTACTACATCATTCGCTGCCCAGATGAGGAGCCTGCTAATCAAGCTGGCTACCCTGTGCCGGATATGAGTACGGGTACTGTGCGTCGTATGCCTAGTCATATGTGTCACGACGTTAAGGCTAACAACGGTAACTTCATCGTGTTCTTCGATGAGCTTGCTGATGCGCCTAGGGCTACCCAGGTTTCGTTTCACGCTCCCATCATTGATGGTGAGTGGGGGGAGGTTAAGCTTCCTCCTCATATGCGTGCTGCTGCTAGCAATCCACCGGAGATCAGTACTACTGGTGGTACCATCAGTAACACTGTAGCCAAGCGCTTTGTTCACTTCTGGTATGACCCGAGTGAGGACAACTTCGTTAAGGCTATGATGACTCCTGGTGTCGGTGGTAGCTGGCCTGAGCCTGACGTTCCTAACCTTCCTAAGGATTGGGCTAACGAGCTTCCGGCTGCACAGTCATTGGTCGCTCAGTTCCTTAAGGCTAAGCCTGGGAACCTTACCCTTAGTAAGCAAGAGCGTGAGTCGCAGATTGAGTGGAAGCCTACTCCCTGTGAGCGTTCGTGGACTACTGCTATCGTTCATTACGCTGCATGCGTTGCAGCTAACGAGCCCGGCCTCATGCATTGCATGATTGCCGGTAGCGTAGGGCAAGGACGGGCTAACGAGTTCCTTACTTGGGTACGTAACCTTGACTTGCCTGACCCTGAGGACATCCTGTTTAACTGCGACAGTTACACCATCCCAGCTAGGACTGACCAGATCTTGGCTATGGCATCTAGTGTAGTGGAATGTGTTGTTAGGAATAACAACGCTGACCGCTGGACTCGTGGGTGGTCAGTACTTAAGCGTCTACTGGATAACGGACGTGGTGACTACGCTTCGCTAGTTGCTCCCAAGCTTGCGCAGAACATGCCTA